CCCTAAATTTCGCAAATTTAGCAGGGTCGCCGCCCGCAAAAGTGCGCCAAAAGTGAATTATTCTTGGTAGAAACTCGGAAAAATTGAGACCATTACCGGAATTCGGACAGGCTCGCAGTAGCACGATTAGCGATAGGCTACAAATGCGAAAATCGCTAGACTGCGCCCCGATTCGGTGATTTCCGCTAGACCTATAAGGACGGCCTCAATCCCAAACCTACGGAGTGACCTAAAATGTATGAAAACATGATTTGGAACTTTTGCATAATGATGAATGTAATCTCCGACCTAGCGGTTGGAGATGTTAGAGAAGCGGCTCGTTCGCTTCGCCGAAGTGGTATCGTGGTTCCGGCCATGAACCACAATGTGGTTGTGCTCAATTACGAGCACCCTAACATTGACGGCGGGTTCAGTATCCTGCCTGAATCGGTGGAGTGGATTAGAGACAGCCTAGCACAGTCGGCGAGTAAAACCGTCAATTGGGCTGAGGCAATCCGCATCAAGTGTGCCTGTGGCTCATGGTATCCTAAGAACGCCGGATATTATGACCGATGCCGAGAGTGCTTCGCCGCTCTAGGATGGGGCGACAATGAAGCGGCTCTAAGACCACGAGAGACGAGCAAATATGAGGAAGGGGCAAGAATACTAGGAATACGCCTAGTGCCTTTCTCAAGAGACACCACAGGCTACCTCAAGTCGAAGTGGAATGACCGCAGGTTCAACCTGATGGTTGCTCGCCGCCGGATTGGATACCACGCCAACAATGACGGCGCATGGTATTACTCGGGATTGAGGGCGGCTGATGTTGCCTTCGCTCTTGAGATGCTAGGCAAGCACGATGAGGCCGCTGAATATCGGGCAATGCCCGCCAACAAGCAAGTGCATAGGGAAGTCGTCTTCTTCCACTATGTGCATACATCGAACCCGACACAGGTTCGACTTGGCTTCGTTGATGTTGCACTTGCTGACGACCTGATAGCATCAGGCAAGGCAATGAGCGAGCCAACCGGATACATCGGTTGAGGCAAATGGGGCGTGCTGAGCATCACGAAAAACTGCTCCCTACCTCAGATGCCTAGAACCCGCTCAAGTGGCTTAGACAGCGCTTAGAGCACCTTCTAGGGGCATCAGCGCTTTTTTGAGAGACCCCAATAATCACGATGCCCGCCGAGTGCGCATGGTCGCCATGACGCGAAATTTTTTTCAAATTTTTTCAAAATTACTTTATTAACTTATGTCTGCGATAGAGCGCCCGATTATTTCCGTCCTTTCGCTTGCTCACATACCCATCTCGTATTAGTGGGCGTAGAATTTGGCCGAGCACAAAGGAAGAAATTTGCTTCCAATGTCTAGGCACTTTTTGAGTGGCCTTAAACGCTAATTCTTCTGTTGTGCGCCACTCATCCATAAAGTCGCTGTTGATTACTTCTACGATGCACTTTTGGTATGTGGCGCGTCTAGGCAACGGCCCGTGATTTCTTACCGTGCGGTCTTGAGTCTTGAATTTAACGCCTGTTATTCGGCTATGCGTCATTCTCTTATTTCTAGGGTATTTTCCGGCCATTATCTTCGCTTCCTCATCACTTTGCCGCCAAAACTTGTTGGCGTTCTATTTATTCTCTTCACTCCACCCGACCATTCGCCTTTCCGCATAGTCCTCATAATTGACGGTGCGTTAGGAGTCATATAGGTGAATTGGTCTAGCGCGTGGGCTAAAGCCATAGCGCAATCGTTGTGTCGGCCCAAGTCTATAATCATTCCATCTCTCCAAGCATGAGTGTTTAACTCTTCCAATAATATATTAACCTGACGGCGGGTTGGGTCGTCACCATACGGGAATATAACCATTTCTCTCTCAAACCATACTCTCATACGGTTCATCAATCCCTGCTTGAGTGTTCTGTTGCCCACCTTACTCTCGCGGTAGTCAATCATAGCGCCCTTCTGTGAGAGAAGGCTCTCATACATTTGTTGGAATCCTACGGACTCGACTGCGAATGCAGGTGTGCCGTATCTCTTACTCCATTCTATCATCATGTCTGCCTGTTTATCCGGTGGGAAATCATTTCGTCTCCACATATTTACCAAATGAATAAATCCTTCCGAATCTTGTTTGAGACATACCATTACAGAATAGTCTTGCCCCAAACCATGTGCAGGGTCGAACCCTATTGCGTATTTACAATCGTCCATCTTCTCTTGACCCAAAACAGTATCCAAATCTAATTGTTTGTGGGTTAAAGAACGGGGATATACCGCCGCCTCATCATCTATGACTTTACACATATACTCTTGAATGAAGGATAACTCACCCATAGCCTGTTTTTGCTCAAGCAAGAAATCTATCGGCCTAAACTCAGGCCATAATTCTAACGGCTTTACATTTTCGGGGTCAGCCTTGTATTCATCCCAATTGATAACAGCAGACCATGTTCCACTCTTCCATGTATCGTTGTCTAGCATTTCCGTGTGGTAAAGGTCAGTCATAGACAGGGGCGTTCCAACGCAATAGATAGATGTTCCCGGCGAAAGCATAGGTGTGACTTTTTTCCTAAACCATTCCCGAATCGTATCGTAATTTTGGTCGCCGGAATCATCCAACACATCGTCAAACGCGATACAGGCAGGGTGCTCACCACGAATAGCAGACCCTACTGATGTAGCGCGTATCCATGCGCCATTTGTGAATCGTAATTCTAATTTGTTCCCCCTGCGGGAATCAAGATACTTACTCAATTGAGGGTGTCGCTTCATATCTTCGCGTATTTCCTCAAGTCTTCGTATAGCCAAATCCTTACTCGCGGAAAACAACCAACAGGTGAATGCCTTATTGCGCCACTTCTCAAAGAGTGCGCTGTGAAGTAATTTAACCCTCAAAGTAGTAGATTTACTGTGGTCTCTTGGTGCAATAACACAGACCCTATGGACTTGCACATCACCGCGCTCACCATACATCTCCATCCATTCGCCAATGTGGTCGCCCCAAGTATAACCCAACCACTTGTAGAAGTATTCTACATCATTGCGGGAGCGAGCCATAGCAAAGTCTGTATTGAATTTCATTATGCGGGCCTCAGTTTATCTTTGTTGCAATATGGGCAAATACCGGACTCGGCCTTGCTCTTCATCATGCGCTCGGCTTTCCAACCGCACCCATCACATTCTGCTGATACCCAATCAACCATGTCGCACCACCGGACAGAAATGATAGCCTATAACGCCCTGCTCCCTATCTACTATGTGCGCAATCATACCCGCACGATTCATAGTATAACCTTTCTTGTAGTGGTATCTATCATGCCCTGCTAGACTAGGTAATTGCATAATCAATGCGCCATTCATTTCAGTAGTTTTCATGTAATGCAAATGTCCATGAAACCAAGTGTGGTGTTCTAAATCACCCCAAGCCTGTCTTTCTTCTGTCGCCATAAGAGCGGGTAGGTCATTACCCTTCACGCCGTCTCCGTGTGTAAATCCTAACAAGTTATTTCCATATTGGAGATACTGCCTAGTTTTGGGGTCACAAACAACCTTTACATCATCACACTCTTCGTAAGCCGCTTCAAGGTAGAGCATTAAAGCCAAAGCACTATGTCTATCGTGATTACCACGCATGAATACTACTTCAACAGGCGCAACACTTCTAAGCATATCAATGTGTTCTCTCGCTAACTTGCACCCTTCCATCAAAATTTGAGCGGGGCTTGCCGCCATATCTTGCGGTGTGCCTTTGGTAGTGCTACCATCTTCGTTGTCTATGTGAAACCAATCAGAACCCGTAGCAACAATAATCTTCTCAGGCCTACCGCTAAAACGACCTATGAGATTGCTCGTTGAAGAAAGAAGTCTCTCGCGCGCAATATCTAGTGTATATTCTTCGCCTACTTCGTCCTTCCATCCGTGCTTACCGTAATGTAAGTCGGTAGGAGACATAACTACTGCGTATGGCTCTTCTGAGGAAGTCATCTTGTATGGCTTTACTTTACCTGCCTTTTCTTGGAGAAGTGACTTAAACTCAGCCGCCCATGTCTCCTGAATAAGTCTGTAATTATCGGCATCCTTTTCAATACTAGCCCAATACTTCTTATTGGCCTTTTCTAAGACCCTGTTCCTCTTTGATTCTACAATATCTTCTACTAGAGTCTCTACACTCTTCGTCTCTATCTCTTCATCGGTGTAAATATCCATAGCGTGTGTCCAACCACAGACTTTCACATAGTTATGGATGAAGGAAGTAGGAAGTCCAAATTTTCTACTCATCTCTTCAACGGTTGCGTTGCCCCCGTCCTTAGAGTAAGTCCTTTTCATGGCCCTGTGTGTGTCGCCCTCAATACAAACTAACTGTTTAGTATCCAAAGCCACACTCAAGTAAGTATCGCTATTCTCATCGTAATAGATATGCTTTAATTTATCTTTGAAACTAATAGCCTCATAATCCTCTTTCTTGTATAGGTCATCTAGTGAGCGCTTCGATTTCTTGGCCCAACGGTAAATGAGCGTGCGCCAACCATCTATTGTGCGTCTTGGCTCTAATTTGTGTAGATACTTTGCAAACTCGGTCTTACTCACAAAGGAGCGTTCTGCGGCAGTCTTCTCTATCAGGTCAATTCCACCCACATACCTTTCGGTAGTGGTGTCGTCTCCGTTCCCCATGAACAAGTGTTCAGGATTGAGTCTTATAAGCATTGGTATGTATTTAATTTGTTTGAGATTTCTATTGCCTCTAAACAAAATTATAGGCTCGCAGTATAACGGTTTTGTAATTTCTTCAATTCTTTCAATGGTATGTCCGGTATTCCCCCCTCTTTCTACTCTCAGACACCATTGAAGAAATTAAAGAAAAAGGAAGAAATAGAGTGGTATAGCGAATAATTTTGTTCAAAAACAGGAAAAAGTGTAAAAAGAATACACGAATGCTTATATGATGCTATCATCTCAAAGAAATTATGGCGGAGAGAACCCTATGGGATAGATTGCTCGGTAGAAATGTCGAGGCGGAGTTAGAAAAGCGAATTCCAACCAATAATACCTTCAAAGCAGTAGCGGGAATACCTGATATTGTGCGAGACACAGAAAAACTCAACAAGGACAGTAATTATGATAACGAATTCGATATGTATGACCTGATGCTAAAACTAGACCCCGAATTAAATGGCGCTGTTCGTGCAGTCTCCCTTACTGCTAACAATTTTGAGATTCAGTATGATAAGGCTAAGAATGCTCGCATACGCAATGGGATTAGAGAATTGGTAGAAGAGACGCTTGACTTTGACGATATTATGATTAACGCCATGCGTAATCTAATGGTCTATGGGAATGATATTAACAAGATTGTAGGGAAGCAGGGTGAAGGAATCACAGATTTGCAGAACCTACCCGTAGCACAAGTGAATATCGTAGATGAGCGGGGCGGTCTTGGGTCTTATTTCGTTGCATCGAAAGAAAACCCCATTATCAAGCCCGTCACATATATGCTACGAGAGGCTTCCAATTATGAAAAGGCAATTTCAGCAGATGAGGTTCTTCATTTCAAGGTTGATTACCGAAGCAATTGGTTCGTAGATAATAAGGGCCGAAGCACCTATGGTATTTGGGGCGCTTCTCGATTCTCAGCACTTAAGCAAGCGATACGCATGAAGTATAACTCGATGAATAACCGAGTAAGTCTTGAGGACTCAATGACTAAGCAGTATATCACCATAGACAAGTCTGCTATTGAGCATATCCAAGACCCTGCTGAGCAATACGACAGACTCAACACAATTATGAATGATGTTATTTCGCTCTTTGAAGGATTACGCGGAGACCAAATTCCCGTGCTTCCTCACTATGTAGAGATACACCATGTGGATTTGGAGAATGCACTACCAAACAGTAGTGATTTCTTAGACGCTATTAACGGAGATATAGCGGCTGTTCTCCAAGTGCCGAGAGTAGCCGCAGGTCAAGAGCGCGGTTCAACATTCGCCGCAACATACAACGCGAACCTTTGGGCTGTTCAGGCTATTAGTAGAATGCACAAGATTTTAGAGCAAGCCTGTGCAGAATTGTTTTCCATGCACCTTACTTTACTCGGCATAGAACATAGGAGAATAGACCTACCTAGAATTAAGTTTGATGCTATGGACAGCGAAACCCCACTCAACATTATGCAAAGGGCAGTCATGGGGTATGACGCAGGAATTCTTACACTTAACCAAGCGTTAGAATTAGTCAATATGCCGAAGGCGAAGAAAGAAGAGGGAGACGAAAGAAAAGACCTTAACCCGATAGCGCCACAGACGGGTGAATTGCCCGCAGAAAATTCACAAGAAGGCAAGCCTTCTGAACAAAAGGACTCAAAACAAGGGGATAATTGATAAATCAATCAGCGCGTTTATGAATCATGCGCAAGCCTGCCCCTAATGATTCACTAATGCTTATGTTCGGAACGGCGGTAGTATTGGCGTGGGTAGTGATAGCCGCGTCAGCCTCTTACTACTCTCTTGTTGAACAGCGAGATATTTCAGATTCTCAATTAACCGTAATAGGCCTTCTCGGTGGGCCTGCTCTTCTGATTATCACAAGCGTCCTTGATTTGTTTAAGGGTAAGGAGACTGCGAAAATTAACATTCTACCCGATGAATTGGCTTCCGAAGTAGCGGCTACTGAGGCACATAAGAGCCACACAAGATTGATGCAAGAATTAAGAATCAAGCACGAATTGGAGATGGAAGCGCTAAGACAAAAGCACGACCTTAAGATGGATGATTTCGTCACGACTTCGGGTGGTAAAAATTCTTCTGAATTGAAGACTATTCTACCGAAGAAGAAGAAAGACCGATAAATCACTCATTAGTTAAGGTAATCGTATGGCGCGGAATCGTAAATTGCAGAACCGTATTGGAACGCAACATATTACGGATGAGGCGGAAGCCTCGATAGCCGCCCAAGCGACTATTACCGATGAGCAAATAGAAGATGTAGTCGGCGGTATGCTTGACGGCACAGAAACATTCATTGCAGTATCGTATGACGACACAGACGGTAATTTGGACTTTGTTGTTGCTACCAAAGATGAAGACAATATGGCTTCCAATTCTTCTACACATTTACCTACTCAGCAGTCTGTTAAGACCTATGTTGATGCAGAAGTGGCGGGCATCGTTGATTCAGCGCCCGCCGCACTCAATACTCTAAATGAATTGGCGGCGGCATTAGGAGATGACGCAAACTACGCTACTACCACTACTACCGCTCTAGGTAATAGGTTAAGAGTAGATACTGCTTCGCAAGGACTTTCAAGCACACAACAAAGCAACGCCCTCACTAATTTGGGTATAACTGCTAGTAAGGCTGAAATAAACATATTGGATAATGGGCTTTCAGCAGGCGATATTCCAAGCCTTGCTACATCTAAGATTACAAGCGGAACATTCTCGACAGCGTTTATTGCTGACGATGCTATTACCGCAGGAAAATTGGCTGTAAGTGGGAATGGTTCTACTGCTCAATTCCTTCGCTCAGACGGTGACGGTAGTTTTTCATGGGCCGTTCCCGTAGATACTACTTACTCAGTAGGTGATGGTGGTTTAACACAAAGAAATTTCACTTCTACGCTAAAGGATAAATTAGATAGCGTAGCCATGAATGCAAACAATTATTCTCTTTCTTCTGACCTACTAGATGAAGATAACATGGCTTCTAACTCGGCTACAAAGGTTGCTACTCAGCAATCTATCAAAGCGTATGTGGATGCAGAAGTCGCAGGTGTTGTTGATTCTGCCCCTTCCGCTCTTAACACATTAAATGAGTTAGCGGCGGCTCTTGGAGACGATGCTAATTACGCAACGACTACTTCTACTGCTTTGGGCAACAGACTTAGGGTTGATACTGCTTCACAGGGTCTTAATGGAACACAGCAGTCAAATGCGAGAACAAACTTAGGTTTGGGAACGGCGGCTACTTTATCCGGCACAGGTGCAGTAGCAAACGGTAATGCAGGTCTAGTCACGGGCGACACAGTATATGACTACATAGCGGCGCAGGGAACATTCGGTGGTTTAAGTGCTGTGGTAGGCGATACTACACCGGAATTAGGTGGAGACCTAGATGTGCAGGCTCGTAAGATTTACACTAGCACTTCAAATGGTGATATAACACTTGAACCCAAAGATAAGGTGATAGTGAAAACGGGAACATCAGGTAATGATGGTTATTTGCAGATTCTAGGTGATGGTAATAATGCTGATGCAAAATTAAGATTCACAAACGGCACTTATGGATGCAACATAATTCTAGTTAGAACACAACCAAATACTCTCAAAATTGAAGGTTCTTCTTCATTCAAATTCGATTGCCGCACTTCTACTTCGGGCATGACCTTCCCCGATGGAACGACTCAAAACACGGCGGCTACAAGCCTGACTCTTCTTGACGAAGATAATATGGCTACCAATAGCGCTACTGCCGCCGCTTCACAACAGTCAATAAAGGCGTATGTTGATGCTGAGGTTGCGGGTATTGTTGATTCTGCACCTTCGGCTTTGAATACTCTAAACGAGTTAGCCGCCGCTTTGGGTGATGATGCTAACTATGCCGCCACTACTACTACTGCTCTAGGACAAAAATTAGTCAAAGCAAGCAACCTGTCTGATTTGACTAACGCGGGAACAGCGAGAACAAACTTGGGCTTAGGGGCGGCGGCAGTAAAGGCTGTTGCTACTGATGGCGCAGGTGGTGTTGCTGACGGAGAAGCGGGGTTAGTCACAGGTAATGCAGTATATGATTATGTGGCCGCAAACGGTGGAGATAGTAATGCAGGGGCGGCAAATGGTTCAGCGTCCGCTCCCGCCTTTTCATTCTCAGGTGATAACGACACAGGTATGTATTACAAAAGCAACAACACATTAGGGTTCGCCACAGGCGGCACTTTCAGGATGAGTATTGATAACAACGGGCATCTTTTGGGATTAAACAATTTGCATATCGCAGGGTGGGGGTCTTACTCTTACCCCGCTATTACTATGGGGGGCGACACAGATACCGGAATAGGTGCAGATGGCGCTAACGGACTTTTCATAGGCACAGGTGGTAGCCCACGAGTGAAGATACAAGGAGATGTTGTAGATTTCGTGAATTCAAAGATTAAACTTGGTGGTTCATACGGTTCAGATGGGCAGGTTCTCACTTCCACAGGAAGTGGTGTTGCTTGGGAGAACGCAAGTGGGGGTATATCCGATATTGTAAGTGATACATCACCACAGTTAGGTGGTAATTTGGATACTCAAGGGTATTACATTCAAAGTAGCACTTCAAATAAAACGGTAATAAAACCCGGAGCGGGAAGCGGAAATCCTCAAGTTAGTATCGGAGATGATAGCAACAATCCCGGCATTTTGAGAGTAGGTAGTAATGGGGTGGATAACGCACTACCCCTTGCTGTTAGCGTCAAGAATTCATCTAACAGCGCACAACAGACCGCCGCGTATTTCTTAGCAGGTAATCAACACTCTTCCGCAAGGGCGGCAGGATTTGGGCCTAAGATAGAATTTAGGGCTTCTTCCGGCACGCAATATAGCGGCCAAGTATCGGCTACAATAGGCACTAAACAAATAGGAACAGGAGAGTCAGCAAACCACGACCTACACCTTGAGGCAGGTGGAACAGGTAAAATTAGGTTTAATGACGAATTTTCATTCCCTGCGGCTGATGGTTCTAGCGGCCAAGTGTTGCAGACCGATGGTTCAGGAACATTGTCTTGGGCGACAGCAGGCGGCGGAGACTCTTGGGGAACGGCGGTAGATGCTCATATTATTCCTGATACTGATAACGCATACGATTTAGGTTCTTCTAGTGCTGAATTCAGAAATGGTTATTTTGACGGAACATTGTATTGTGATGGAATAGATTTGCAAGGCAACATTACCGCGCCTAACTCAGATATTACCATAACAGGTGGTGGGCCTCAAGCAGATAGAGCACACATTAAATTACCTAATGCAACAACCGGAACGCTTCAGATAATGGGAAATTCCTTACAAAATTCTAACATAGACATTGATACCCGTTATTCATCAGGCACAGGACAAATTAGACTCAAAACTAAAGGCTCAACAAGATTCGCTGTTGGTGCAGATGGAGACTTACTAATTGGTGGAAGTGCGGCAGGTTCTTCCGGTCAGGTATTGACTTCCGGTGGTAGTGGGTCTGCACCCTCTTGGGCTACTCCGAGTGGTAGTCCGGGCGGAAGTGATACTCAATTGCAATATAACAACGGTGGCGCTTTTGGTGGAATAACAGGTGTGACTTATGATGACTCCAATGGTAGGTTATTCTTAGACTCTACAAGAGTAGTTATTGGTGGGTCTGCTAATTATGCTAATGGTCTTACAGTAAATGATGAAGCACAAATGCGAAATACAGTCAAGTTTGCTGACGGTTCTGCTTCTGCCCCTTCTATTACTCGATGGAATAATGGTGATGATAATACAGGTATTTACTTTGTTAATCCTGATGTAATAGGCTTTACAACAGGCGGCACTTCAAGAATGACTATTGCGGCTGATGGAACGGTAAATATCACAGGTTCTTTGACTGTTCAGGGGTCTTCTGTTGGTGGCGCAAGCGCACTTACCGACCTTTCTGATGCGCTCGTAGAAAATAATTCGGTTTGGGTTGGCTCACCCCCTTCTGCAACAAACGGAGCAAGCGATAACACCGCCATTGGAAAAGGGGCGCTAGATAGTCTCACGACAGGCGACTATAACACGGCAGTCGGAAGGCACGCGCTGAGCGCGGTGACTAGCGGTAATTACAATGTCGCGCTCGGTTGGTATGCCGCTTCAGAACATAGCACAAGCACAGAAGGTATAGTCGCTATTGGACATAGTGCCGGAAAAACATCAACCGCAAACGGAAATGTTCTAGTAGGTCATAGGGCTTTGGAAAACGATTCTTCGGGTGGTTCAAACATCGTCATCGGACATTGGGCGGCGCAACAAACCGAAAATATGTGGACGAGCGTGTATTTAGGATATTTCGCAGGATATGGTAATTCTTCTACAAGCAATACAGGGGATAGCAACATCGGTATTGGATACGAAGCACATCGAAACCACACTACCGGAAGTAGCAATATCGCCATCGGTAAAGCAAGTCTAAAGCAAGCGACTACCGGAACAAGAAATATCGCCATTGGTGAGGGCGCACTAGAAATGCCCAACACCGAGAATGATAACCTAGCCATCGGTATTGATGCTATGGGTGGTGGCGTCTCAGGTGGAGAATATAATGTAAGCGTTGGTAATTACTCCGGTGGTGCAAACGCTCTCAACAACCTTTCTGCTGATGAGTCGGTCTTTGTTGGATACAAGGCCGGAAATAAGGTGGAGAGTGGTGGATATAGCACTATGATTGGTGCGTATGCGGGTCAAGAGGTGACTACGGGTAATTCCCATGTTCTCATAGGAAGAGAAGCAGGACAAAAATTAACTACGAGTAGTGGAGTAGTCGCTATTGGTTATAATTCAGGTAGATTTGCAACGGGCGCAAATAACACCTTTGTAGGTTATGGGGCAGGAAAGAGAGGAACAGAAGGTAGTAGTCAATCTAACACAGTAGTAGGATATAACGCTTTGCAAAGCAATTATGGTAATCAAAATACAATAATGGGTAGTCAAGCAGGTATCTTCATTACATCTTCTATGAATACAATCATAGGAAATAACGCCGGAAGAAACCTAACTTCTGATGCTAACACGGCAGTAGGGTCTGATGCTCTTAACGCCGCTCAAGGTGCTGAAAGAAACACAGCAATAGGATACGGTTCATTGGATACATTGAGCACGGGAGACAAGAACACCGCTTTGGGATACAAGAGCGGAGACGCAATGAATACGGGGTCGCATAACATCACTATCGGAAATGAGGCCGGAGATAATATCACGAGCGGTTCAGGAAATGTGGTAATCGGAAAGGCTGATGTATCAAGTGCAACAGGCAACGACCAATTATCTATCTCTTCGGGTGACGGAGATGTGACTTGGCTCACAGGAACAAGCGCAGGTGTAGTGGATATTCCCGGCTCTTTGACGGTAGCAGGTGCGTCTGTTGGTGGTGCTTCTTCTGCCCATGTGATTAAGACTGCGGGTGTAAATTGGTATGGTAGTCAGCAGGCTGATATACGACTTACTTCCCTTCCACCATACGGTGTGAAGGCTATGACTACTTTCACTTTCAGCACTTCAGGAGATTACGATAAACCTATCTTCTTCCCCTTCGTTGCTCCAAAGACGGGCAACCTTAGCAGGATGAATTCGTATGCTCATAGCGGCGCAACAGGACTAAATTTGCTTGTTGCAGTTTATAGCGACCACAACGGATACCCCGCTTCACTACTTTTCAAAGGAACAATGGATTGGTCGAGTGGTGGGAATAAAACCATTACATCATTCACAGACGCAAGCGGCAACAGCGTCACTCCTTCTTTAACGAAGGACACCCAATACCATGTAGGTTGGGTTAGAGACGACAACGGTGTGGCTTACACGGCCTATGTCTCAAATGGGCAATACGGCCCTTCTTCCGGTCTTAACTTGAACATGGCCGAAGCGTATGTGGGTGTATCAGACACCATTGGGCAGTATGGGGGGTCAAGCAATGTGTTGGCTACTTCCTACAATAGTGGAAGCCCCGATTGGGATGATTTCACTTATTTCAATGCGTCTGTTAAGCCGATTAACTTTGGAATTAAATACGCATGAGGTGATTAGATGACTAAGGATTTTAGGAAATGGACTACTATTAACGAAAATGGTGAGAAAGAAGAGAAGTATGAAGACGCCACTTGGGAATTAGTGCGTGCGCGTAGGAATACTATGTTGGATATAACAGACCATTTGATAGGCAACCAATGGGATAGGCTAACTGAACAACAGCAGACAGACTTGAAGGCCTTTAGGCAGACGCTTAGAGATGCGCCGGAAGGACATGATAACGCCAATGACGCTTGTGATGCAATGCCGGAGATTCCTCATTGGGTAGTATTACTACTTGGCTAACCGTAATAGATAAACGACACTCCTTCTATACTCTTACGCATGAGCGAAGACGATGAAAGTATAATCACGGTCTTGAATACTCGATTCCAAGAATTGAGAACGCTTATGATTACTATTGGGTCTATACTTGCTATGTTAGTGGCGGGCATAAATCAAGCGGGAATGATTGATTTTTGGAATGATGGTGGCGGTGATGAACCCGTTGTCTGCGAACCTGATTGGGAATTCGTTGTTGATTACTATGTGATAGAATATGATTTATTGATGAATATGAGAGTGTCGGATATATCATTGTGTAATGAAGTGCATTCTCTTGAATACTATATCGCTATGAATGAATACGAATTTGTAGAGGATAGCGACCAATTCCGCAATACATACATATTTTCGCACACAATAGAGGATATAGAAGAAGGAACACATCATGTATATGTTGAGGTTCTAAATGGAACAATCAATCTACACGAAGAATTTGTGTTTGACTTTGAATTTGACGAGAATGAGCACGAAAATGCAGTATATGGTTGCACAGACCCCATAGCATTGAATTATGATGAAGAGGCTACACACGATGATGGGTCTTGTGAATACGAACAAGAAGAAGAAGAAATAACAGAAGATTGCTTAGCAATGTTCTATGATACGCACGCATACAAGAACAACACTACCATTTACACAGATTTTGATGTAGATTTTTCATGTAAAGCAAATATCACGATTACAGTAAATGTGGTGATTTTGTCTTACGATAATGAAACAGATACCAAAGAGATAATTGGTAATCAAAGCCTAACATACGAAACTTATCATTATGATTGGGATTATCGCTTTTTGGATTTCTACAACCTTACTCAACCGGAAGAAACAGACTTGGAAGTATTATTCCGTGTCTATCATCAAGACGAAATAGATGATATGACTACGGTGTGGGTCTGATGAGAGGGCAAGAATTAACACAAGTCCTTTTGGCTACTTTACTTGTTGGTATGGCTACTGTTGGTAGTGGTGGATACATAGGTAGTATAACAGATAATGTATCCTTCACTTGCCGTGATGTAGAAGGGGAAGTAGTATGGAAAGACCATTCTGAGGGTTGGTTCAAAATTTATGTGACGCTGTATAACGACAGTATTAGTGGTGATGGACAAAGCGACTATTCCGTATATGTTGGGCCGGATACTTATGATAGATACCAAATAGGGGATACATACACAGAACAGATGTGTGATGTAGAAGCGCACAATGAATTTAAGCAATTCTTACAAGACTTGCTAGATGCGGGGCTTTTGGAGCAAGGTTCATAAATCATCAAGGCTGTTTAGTGCTTATGTCGTGCGACTGTAAGTGTGATTCCGAAGAGGAAATTATCGAAGAAGCGGCTTTCAAGACCTGTGAGGTATGTGCTACCAAGTCTTCATGTAAAGAAAAGAATTCCTGTAAGGAGTCTTATTCAGCAGTAATGCTATCAGCAGACGAAGAAGACACTTGCCCTGTTGGAGAAGAAATGATAGACGGCGAGTGCAAAAAGGTAGCAGTCAGTATTGAATTAGAGATTGACGACATGAAAGCCATTGTTGAAGCCACTACCGGAGATACTATCATAGAAATTCGTGGTGTAGCATTCCATGAAGGTATGAACAAGAATAATTGGGCATTAACCGCAGAAGGCGCACGAGCGCTAGTCACACAGATGGAAGGTGCAGACCTAACACTAAATCACCCCGAAGCCTCAGAACACGGCACGGGCTTTACACGAAACATGGATGGTGGAGTAGAAGAAGCAGTAGTCGGTTATATCAAAGCGGCAGATTTCTATACAACCCCTAGCGGTGGATATGAAGTCCGTTATATCGCTCATGTGCTAAGACCTGAATTATTTGAGGCTCTTGAATCCGGCCTTTGGTCGAGAGAAGAGTATGGAGTAAGTATCGGTGGTTCAGGTGTGCCTGTAAGAGCAGACGAAGATGGAATTCTATTTGGGGAAGACTTTACTTTCGACCATTTGGCTATCGTGCATAAGCCTGCTTATGAGCGGGCGACCATTGAAAATGTGCGTAGAATAGAAAAACCCGTTGAAATGGAAGCAAGGTTTATATCTCATTCAAACCGTGAGGATATTAGAACAACCGAAGAGATGGTGAGTGCAATGACCGAAGAGACAATTGATACATCAGAAATGGAGAACGAAATAGAGACTCTAAAGGCTGACCTTGTGTTGGCTTCATCCCGCGTAGCGGAGTTTGAGGCGGCTGAGGCTGAGCGCATTGAGTCCGACAGAATGACTCTCGTGGAGAAGGCTACCGAAATGGGTATGTCCGGCCACGATGATTTGAAGGCTGAGACCCTAGAGACACTAATTGCGTCTTGGTCTGAGGCTCACCCTGACCCAACCCCTGTGGTTATGGAGTCCGTAGAGGCTGTGACTGACGAAGATGAGACAGTCGAGACCCCTGCTGTGGCTTCCGAGACCCCAAGAGCGGTTGTCGCAAACTACCTAAATGGTAAGATTGTCGAGTCCGATGAGGACATTTACGCTCGTGCTTGGAACGCATGGGCAAAGGCATGGAACGGAACACTTGCAATTGATGAGAAGGCAAGAATGTCCGCCCCAACATACGATGAACTAAAGGAGATGAACTAAGATGGCCGCACTAAATGAAACAAGAAATGCAACAATCGGCGAAGCAAGCATGGCTTCGCAAGGACTACTCGTAATGTATCACGCTGACGGTGTTAAGAAAACCGCCGCAGTCACAGACATTGCTGTTGGCGTCACCGCCGCCGAGTCTTCAAGAGACGCTGAGGGCGCACTTGAGGGAAGCGGAGTCGGAACAGTCGCAGTTTATCCTCTAAGCGGAATTGTCTATGTTAAGAGCATGGCTATCACCGCCGCAAAATTCGGAATGCCCCTTTATGTGGGAACAACCGATGGATATGTAGATGATTCTTCCTCAAACAGCGCAGTCAAGATGGGATACTACGCAGGTGAGAACATGGCTATTACAGCAGGAGACCTAGTGCCGTTGTTCTGTCTTTGAGCAATAAATAGGAAATGAATACAGGAGATGAAAAATATGGCTAACGAAACATTGGAACAGATATTAAATGTAAGTGCCGCAGACGGGCCGTTCTCGGTCGGAGATGCGGTTCTTGAGCAGACTCTTAGAGACTTCATTCAATTGCAGTCTAACACAATCGCAATCGCTACTGACCTAGTCGGTGTGCGCTCAGTAAATTGGCTTGAATTCAAGTGGTATTCGGGAATTACCGGAACATTTGATTGGCCTTTGGATGATGTAGCACTAACTGACCCAACAAAGGTAGGAACAGAAAACTACACCACAAAATTGGAGAAGGGTCAGGGTCGTGTGACCTTCCTAGACGCTGTGAGACTACGCGGCGAGTCATGGGAGAACATTGACCGACAGCAATTGGCTATCGTCCGCGCTCGCGCTGATGTAATAGACAACACCATTCTAAAGGCTCTAGTAGCAGGTAGCGGAAACACCGATATTGCGGCTACACAGACCTTCGGACACGCTTCCGCAGACGAGGAAGGAGACCTACTAAAGTGTATGGATTCAATCTTCGCTAACGGTAAGGTATCAGGCAACGAGCCTCTTGCTCTAGTCCTTCCTGCCGACAAGAGAAGCGCTATCCTCAACACAACCCTTTACGGAAATGTTGTTGAGTCGCTAGGCGACCACTTGGCTCGCATTGCTTCACTACGAATCTACTACACCCGTGATTACGGAACAGGCGGCGCAATCGGCAACGATGCACTAATGCTAATTCCGGGCGCTGAGACTGCTGAATTCTTCACCTACAACGGTGAGGGCTTCACCGAGACCGAATTAACACGAATTCCGGGTCTAGGTTATGATTGGCTACTCACTTCCTACATGGGAACGGTTATCCACGAACACCAAGATGGTGCGGCGAGCGGCAAGAACAACAGAATGGTTAAACTAACAGGCGTGCGCTCTTGATTAGGAGCGTGGATTAAATGCCTGAAAAGAAGAAAACCACTTCTAAGAAGTCTGCCCCCAAGAAGAAAACTTCTTCTAAGGCGGCGCTTGCTAAGAAACTTAAGGATGCAGGGCTTACTGTGCCGGAAGGTGCAGATGCTAAAGAGATGGAACACCGTCTTAAGCATTATACCGACTTGGATACAGCAGGATACAATGTTAGACTCTTTAGGGGATGGGGTAGTGAGTATTCCGAGCACCCTATCTCAAAACTAACAGACCGTAAGGCAATGTATTGGCTTCCCCCATCAGCATTTGCTGAGGAAATAGTGCAGACCAAGATGGTAGCAGTAGTTAAGCGTGGGCTACCCTTACATAACGCTATCGTCATAGATGTTCCCGTAGGATACGGGGAGTAATTGAATGGCGGTCACTACGGCTCAGATTCGTGATTTACTAAACAGGCCGAGAGGCTTGACTGAAAACACTATTTCTGAGTATATTACTATCCGCACGGCGGAAGTAGATAAGAAGTCAAGACAGTCAGGTTATGTAGGAGTCACAGATAACGCACCTACTACTACCCTGAAAGAATCGGCAATTAAGATGCTTGTTTGTGTTGATTGCCTAAGAGTCCTCATAGATACCATACACGCTATTGTTCCTGAAAAAGAAAAGGGTGCTATGGATATTCGCTTTGCTAAGCAGTTATCTTCTTTTGAGAAGTCTGCTAGAGATGCTATGTCGGCGATAGAAGAGAAGAGTGCAACGGCTTTCAAGGTGAAGGCCACTACAACGAGAGTGGGCGGCACAACAGGTGCGCAATTAAGTGGTAATCTACACTCCGTTAAGTGAGGTGTAGAATATGAGTTATGTTTATTGGAAAGGCGGAACAGGCGCTACAAAAAGCGACCCTTCTACACAGGCTAATTGGGTAGATTCTACGGGAACGCAAATAAGTAATACCACATGGAATAGTGGAGACCTTTCTGCACACGATATTATTTTTCAAATAGAAAAAAACATTGCTCCTACTGACCCCGTAGGTATTATCTTCGATGGTTCGCCTTCTTCTCATACTTGGAATACTTTAACGATTATCTATGATGATGATGCAAAATGGTATGAAATGTTGAAGTTTGAGAATAGCGCTACTACACTCATTCTAAGTGGTATGGATATTAGAAAGTCACAGATGTTTAGTGCTACTGCGGCTTGCACAATCAAATTTACAGGCATTCCCCACTTCAATTCTATTCGTAGAGCAAAGGGTAGCACCACAGGAACAGTAGGTGGCGGTAATGATAACGCAGACCTATATATCAAATTAGTAGATGATAAGGACGAAGAAATTAACCTATTCACCTACCGCACACAAGATTATGCGGGAACAGCGCTAAGTCAGAATTCATACACTACTGCCGGAATTTTTAAGGATAAGGCTAGTAGAGGTCATTTTACTTTCTTGTTTGAGCCACCTAATGATTCAATACTTGTTTTAGACAATGGTATATATCCCAAAATGACTTTCGATTGCGCATCTACAAATACAGCAACGCTTTCTTTCGATGATATTCATACTTCATATAACCAATACTCTAATGCTTCCGAAGCAGTAGATATGCTTAAATTGACTGTTGATACAAGTTTTGATGTTAAACCGTCAGACCACAGTTTAAGGAATAAGAGAAAGCATATCAAATTAAGTAATGGGTATGCTCTCTCCTGCGCTACATTTGATATGGGATATGCTACACTAGAAATAACTCCCTCTACTGCAACAGAAGGCGACCCCTCTTACTATATCCCTTCTTCCGATACTAACAGATTTGGCCCTACGGTCTCTTCTACACAAGCAATGGGTATGACCGTCAAATACACAAAACTAATCATAGGCTCTCCTGTTAATGAAAAATACAAATTAACAATTGCAAATAACTGTATCGTCACCTGTGAAGAATTACATATCAAATCAGGGGGCAGACTATACGGGCCTACTTATGGAAGTAGTGATAGCGCCGAGATACATTGTTTATCAACACCTAAGATAGAAGGAGATTGGAATTTTTCTGAAATATCCACAGGTATATATCGCGCTTCCGGCACAACCCCTACACTACCTGTAAGCATGGGGGGAACAGGACTTACAAGTATAGGAACGCAAGGGCAGGTTCTTGCGGTTAAATCAAACGGGCAGGGGCTTGAGTGGAGAGCAGATAGCACTATATCCAACACCTTTATTCTTGTAGGTGAAGAATCGGATAACTACATTTCTTCTAGTGCGGCGGCGGGTAATGCTAACGGGTATGTATTTTCTTTTGGTAATGGTGCGCAAAACAGCGATAAAAATAATTCGGGTAGTGATATAGGGGTTATACTTCCTGTGGCCTGCACTTTATCAAGAGTAGATATTACCTTCGGCAACATAGGTAATAGAGCCGATTCTACTAACCAAACCATAACCGTGTATAAAAACGGAGCATCTACTACAACAACATTACTCTATAATTCAAGCGGTTCAGGGAATGACCCTTTCAAGCGCAATTTCGCATCACTAAGCGGCAACGGTTTATCTTATGCCGCAGGTGATACATTCAATCTTAGGGCAACAGGGCTTAGCGGATACACAGAAACGCAGGTTGGCCCTGCAAGAATGACGGCATATTTCACGGTGAATTAAAATGAGTATGAGTAATGTAAGAAGTGTTAGACAATATATGCTTGAGGTATTCGTAGATTACTTTCAAAAGCCTTTGATATGGGCTGACCTATCGGCTACTGAACAGCAAGATTTGAAGGATTATAGACAGGCTTTGCTTGATTGGCCCGCTACTATTGAGGGTATATTTGGTGACGACCCTATCATAAATCACGCAGAACATCAGCCCGCGCAACCTGCGTGGTTTGCTGATAAACACCCTATGGGTAGAATATATGAGTAGTCCTTAAATACAGTATGGGGGGTGTGGGATACATGAGTGAGAGTGAAGGTGGCGAAGCCCCCGTAGAGATTGATACTGATGCTGTGCTAAGGATTGCCGCAGACCGTTTGGTTTGGATTAGGCTTCTTGAGAAGGCCGTGAATGATATTGACGGTATAATGGTAGGCTTGAAAAACGACATAGCAGAAATTTCTTCATCCATGATGGCGCGTGACGGTGTAATCCCTCAAGAAGAGGTTATACCGGATGACGAGCAAGAGTGATGATGAGGAAGGTCTAACGCTTGATGTAGGCGGTTGGTTAGGTTGGATACTAAGGAAAATAGGAATTTTAATCTAAGCACTATAACAAATGAGAATACAAGCGGAAATGTGATTAAATGGTGGGAAGATTAGGAAAAATTGTGTATCAACCACCGGAAAAGTCTTTCACAAAGATAAACATTGAAGAAACACTACATGGCTACAAAATATATAGGGTGGGAGAAGATAGGCCATTTACAGTAATACCGCTCTCGGCAGTTAAACAGATAATATACGATAGGTGAATAAAATGACGGAAAATAATACAACGGGTCAAATAGAACCCGCAGAAATATGCTATAATGCACTAAACGAGACTGTGGCTTGCGTAAGTGAGTCGGCCTCTATCTTTGATGATATAGAAGTAATCCTTCTTTCAATAGGTGTCCTTCTAGGTATTGCGGCATGGGCCAAGCAGAAGTATGCTTCTATGATGGCCGATGGTAAGATAACCCTTGATGAATTAACAGACTCAATAGGCGAGGCTAAGGAGAAGGCCGCAGAAGCAGAAGAAGCAATCAAGGACATAGAGACTACTCTTGAATCCCATAATGTGACTGAATTGAAGGCAATGCTCAAGGAAGCAGGACTGTCCGTAAAGGGTAAGAAAGCAGACCTTATTGCCCGCCTTGAAGCACATAAGGGTGGAGAGTAGTGTCCGAAGATAGCGTAATCAGTCTTAGACTAGATAACTTGGAAAGCACTTCCGAGAGACACGAGAGATTGATAGAACAATTGATTCAATCCCAAGTGGATATGAAAACGGGTCTAGCAAAGGTCGCTACCGAGTTAGAGATTACTAATGGTCTTATTTCCACATATATGGGTAATATGCAACGCATCACTTTTGCTCTCATTGCTATCGTAGCAGGTGCTATGGGTATTTCCACGCAGATGTGATATTATGCAGGCTAATGATTGGGCAACATGGTGTAATGATGTTGTTTTACGCCTTACAAATGTTGAAAAGACACTTAAGGCATATCACAAGACGCAGAAGCGTATGCTTTACATGATAGCGATAGGGTTTGTGACGGTGTTAGGAAATGGGTTATTATTGTTCTACAAGTGATGTTGGCTCAAGATTGGGTCTTAACAACGCACAACGAGCACAGGCTTCTACTAAACTCACATTGGCTATGAAGAGAGCCACCATAGAGATAGACCAAGAATTTAGAGACTATGGTAGAGCCGCCCCAAGCGGTGAGATGGGCAATAGCACGCTTAGCAGTCCTATACTAGCAGGGGCAGTATCTATTCCTGTTGCGAGCAATAGCGGCTTCGGAACAACAGGAGAAGGTAGTATTGATGGCGATTCGTTTTCATGGACGGGCAAAGGCAGTAATACTCTAACAGGTTGCACGGGAATAAATGTATCTCATGCGGCAGGTGTCGTAGTTAGGGGCGGAGAGATGGCCCACATACTTACAGAAATTTGCGCTGACCTTGCGGCGGCTTACTTTATGGAAGATGAGGCCGGAACGGTCTCTAACGAAGGCAAGGGTGGAGCGCATTTGCGCGAAAGAGGCACTACAAACCTAAAGAGGCTTGCCCATTTGGGGTTAGTTAATTAGGTGATGGTATGGTTAGAACACAGGCAGAAGCAGGCAAGGTATTGGATAAGAATACCAAAGACTTGTTCAACGAATTTTTTGACGATGCTAAGAAAATAGTAAAGAAAACCCTTAACGAGATAGGTAAGAGAGAGCGTGATAACACGCGGGATAGATTGAGAGGTGGCGACACACTTGCTCGTTTAGTAGGGAAATCAAAAAGAGGGGTAGATTGGCGCATAAAAATGAGCGGCAATAAGAATGATTATGGAACAATAGAGTTTGGTAATATACTTGGGCCTGTGCAAGAATCACCATTTGTAGCACGCAGGGCATCAAAGTTAGACAACATTGCGGCAGTTTTGGAATTTGGTGCATCAAACTTCGCCCCTATTGGAAGCGGGCCGGACGGAACAACAAAAGAGCAAGAGGCTAGGGGGTTCGTCTTTGGAAACAACATAAAAAATATAAAACCCTATGACTTTAGCAAGGTTCTCAAAATAGGGTTAGTTATGCCCGATATACCACCTAACACCGATTACTTAGAAACAGCACAAGAAAATATACTAGAGCAAATGGAATTGCGAATCCCTGCCGCGTTAGACAAGGCTTTTAGAAACACAGACAAACCAAATAGGGGGAAGACAAGATGAGTATAGCCACTAAGAATGAGTATTGGAATGCTCGTATGACGGGCGCAGACCCCGCAAATCCGGGTGGAAATAGCAATGACGCTTGGGCAGGCGGTAGCGGTTCAGCAAGCGGTGGAGATTGGGTAATAACTAACGGCCAATGGGCTATAACACCGGACGCTTCTGACCTATCTTACACTATATTGGCGTGCTTTTCCTATACCACAGCACCGTCTAACGGCGCTGTTTTACTTTCCCTTGATAATGGAACACATAAGGTTGAAGTGCAGTCTGACGGCACTACTACGGGCCTGAAAGTAGTAGGTTCTTCAACCAAAACCTTGTCCGACCTTGACTTAGATGTATCAGAAGACGACTCCGTTCCTGTAATGGTGAGATTAACCCTTGAAAATGGGGGCGCAGTTAAGTGTTATCGCTACGAAATAGAGGAAGATGATGACGCAAACACAGATTATCTCAGTTTAACAGGTGCAACGGGTTCTTCTCGTGCAGTAAAGTGGGGTAATACAAGCGGTAATGTAAAGTGGTCGTCTGTTTATTACTCAAAATTTGGAGCATACGGGCCAAAAGAGTTAATCCCTTCCTCTTTCGCACAAGATATTCATGTTAGAATGGGGTTAGCAATCATAGAACACCTTAGAGATAGTGTAAAACCATACTTGAAAACACAGGTAAATGATGCAAACATAGTCTATGCTTACGATATATCACCAAGTAAAACGAGAACAATGAGCACTCCGTTTATTCATATTCATATAGCCGACATAACTTCGCCGGACTTTGACGCTTTGGGCGGCTCTTCAATAGAACAACACTACGATGTAGAGGTATATGTGACTACAAGGGGTAGTAATTATGAGAATGCGTATATGTATGGTCTCAATATCTTGGGTGAAATTTTCGATGAACTATATACATCTACGGGTCTTAGCGGCACTACCGATAGTTTAGTGGGGCATCAATGTAAATTAGACACGCGCTTGGACGATGACGAGATTATTTGCACCCACCAATTAACGATGACTTACAGGCGCAGAATCAAGATGACGAGGCGTTAATGCGTATATTTATAGGACACTTAGCGCCTTACTGAACATATAGAGGAATCTAAATGGGCGTAGAATGGCTAAACAGATATGTCGCTCTTGAAAAAGAAGACACATACGGAGTAGAACCCGGAACGGTATCAAAAATAACACATACAGGTGGCGGAGCAGGATATACTGCTAACGACACAGGAACATGGACACTTACTTCCGCAGAAGGCGGTAGTGGTGCAAGCGGCACGGTCACTTGCGTTGGTGGAACATCAACAAGCATTACATCTTTCACCGTCTTAGAAGGTGGAAGTGGTTATTCGGACGATGATAATTTCACCCTAACAATAACAGGTTTGGACGGTGGTGGAAGCGCCCCAACAGGAGTCACCTATGCTATCGGCGGACAGCCGGAAAGCACAGACGGAAAAACCGATGGAACAAATGACGCTAACGGTATTATCTACGGAGAAGTAGATGACGAATCCATGAAGCAGACTTTTGAATTGCTTACTCGCTCAGACATGAGCCGACAGGTTGCTTCAAAGGCTGTGACTAACACTCAGTATGGTGAAGGTTCGATTAACCTTGCTATTCAGCCTGATGATTTTATGGGGAACATTCTATACGCTTTCCTACCCGTTGAAGAAATCGGAACAAAGTGCCTACGCTCAGTAGCGGTAGGCGCGACAGGTGGTGGTGGAACAACAGGTTCTTACATTCTTGAAGTCACCGCCGCAACAACCGCAACAGAAAAGGCTTGGGTCGCAATTAAGACCGCAGGTAGCGGTATTGCGAGCGCTAACATAGTAAATCCGGGTAAGGGGCTTACAGGCTCTCTATCAGTAGTGTCTTTTACCACAGACAAGGATGGTAAGGCTACCGGAATTACAGGAAGCCCCGCTCTTACTTTGAACTATGGTGCTGATGAGGAAGTCCATGTTTTCAATGAGCCTACTCTAAGCACACACGCTTACCCTTCATACACTATGAGGGTTGGACGAGAAGGTAAGGAACACACATTCACAGGTATGGTTGCTACCAAACTTGGTATAAGCGCTAACCTAAACGAGTATGTGATGGCTTCCGTTGATTGGGTCGGTAAGAATGAAGAAGCACCTAGCACTCTTCAAACCAATGTTCCATTCGCAGGTCTTAACACAGACGCTCTACACTTTGCTGACGCTGAGGTTTATTTCAGCGACAACACAAACAAGACCATTAAGGTTCAGCAAATCTCTTTTGAGATAAACATTAACCGAGACAACGACTCAGCCTACGCTGTTGGGAACAGGTCTTTTACTCGTGCTCCACCTACCCGAACAAGGGAGATTACAGGAACACTTGAGTTTAACGAAGTAATCCACACTACTACTACTGCTGAGCCTACTTACTCAGAATTAACAGGGTCAAGTGTCCATATCCTACAACCGGACTTGGGTGCGGGTGCTATCCGTGTTAGATTCAAGAATGAGGCAGGAACAGAATACCTTGAGTTTGAATTCTACAATGTAAGGTTTGAAGCCCCCGAAGCATCGGTTAGTGGTCGAGACCCTAACAGAATGAGTGTGGGCTTCCAAGCATTCTACGATGCAAAGCAAGGTGGCGCTCAGAAGTCTATACAGGCTGTATTGAGCGGTGCGGCAGGCGGCGCTGTGCAATCAACCGCTTACAGCGCATGAGGTGTTTTTAATGGGTAAAACAACCATTGTAATGTTTGATAAGGACGGTAAGCCAATTACCCCAAAGAAGTCGGCGAGTAAGGCTGAATCAAAGAAGTCGGACGAAAATGAGTGAAAACGACAAAACCTTTACAAACTCTATTGGGGTTTGGGAGATACAGAAGGACGGCACGGTTCGTCTGATTAGAGAGGCCGAAGTGCCGAAAGAGCGAAAGAGAGTGAAAAAATATGCCCGTAGCGGAGAAAGAATTAGAACTAGATGATGGAACGAAGATACTTGTTAGGCAAGCATCGGGTCGAAAGAAATTGAAGATTGAGGCTATACAAGCAAGAATCTTCCGTCAATTCAGACATTACGGTAGCCCCGAAGATTGGACTATCGAACAGCACGAAGAGTTTGCTGATGCTTTGGATGAGGCGGGCGGCGGTATAGAAGCCCAAGTAGAGGCTTGGTTGCCCGATTGTATTCTAACAGAAGGTGTTGATTTAGACGACCTTACTACTATGGAGATAATGACCCTACTTAATTGGGTTAGAGGCGACACAGAAGAGGCCGCCATCCCTTTGGAATCTTTGCAAGAGTAGCGCCGTCTCTTTGCATGGCGTTTAAGGGCGTCTTACCCTCAGATTTGTGGGATAAATATGACCGAGAGGACGGGTTCGACCGTCTTATGTTAGACATTGAAATAGCCAATGAGATTAACGACTTGGTTAAAGAGGCACACGCTTCTTCTAGTAAGGGTGCTGATGCGAATGCGGCTAGGGGAGCAGTATCACGAAGAAATCAACGCAGAAAAGCACGAGAGACATATTTAAGCAACACTAATGACTTCTTTGATACCGTAGAGAAAGCAGGCTTGCCTGTGACGAGAGTAGGTGGAGAGGATGATTAGTGTTAAGTCCGGTTGATTTGGGTATTCTCTCCCCCATAATGATAGTATTCTGCGGGGTGCTAATGGTAGTGCTCCGAGCGGGAGCATCAAGAGTTTTCTTCGACATTGTTGGAACATTTCGTGCCGATGAATTGATGGATGATGTAGAAGCATCAGTCACAACCATGAACGCTATCGTTATTGACGGTTTAAGCGGGATGGAAGAAGCAGGCGCTATGGTAGCCGAACAGATGCAGAAGATAGTAGAGGCTACTGTTCCCCTTTCATACGAATTAGAAAAGGCAACCATTGAATTCCAAAAATTCGTAAGTGAGGCTGAGGGCGCTAGACTTGCTGATGAAGTAAGACAAGTAGGTCTGCAATTCGGTTTTACTTCTAATGAAGCACTTGAAGCAGGTGCTAGAATGGCTCAATTATCCTCGCTGTTAGGTGAAAATGCTGTTCCCGCCGCTACTGAAATGGCTTTGGCTTTCGGTCTTATAGGTGATATGACCCCCGAAACCGCCATGCAAAAACTAATCAACCTACAACAGCAGACAGGCTTCCTCTATGGAGATAACACCAAAGCGGCATACAATTTGCTAACTGCTGAACAACAAGTAGAACAAGTTAGAAGAGAGATGGCTCATACTCTCAATACACTTAACAAGGTAGAGGATAATTCCGCCGCTACTATGAGTAAAATAACGGGTGTAATGAATGAGTTTGCTTCGCAGGCTCACCTTGCAGGCGAAGAAATTAGTATGATGGCCGCTATGTCGGCTACTCTAATTGAAGCGGGTGAAGAGCAGGGTAAGGGTGGTCGTGCGCTTCGTATGATTTATGCCCGTCTAGGAGCAGACACAAGTGGTTCAGCAACAGCCCTAGCGCAATTGGGTGTAGAAACCAAAAACGCTGACGGTTCTTTGCGTGCGCTTTCAGATATACTAGCGGACTTAGACCCTAAATGGAGACAGATGAATAGCGGTCAAAAACAGGCGGTAGCGCAAGTCATAGCAGGTAATAGGCACTATGTAAGATTCATTAAACTAGCAGAAAATTACGATAGGATAATAGAGTTAAACACGGCTACTACGGGAGAGATGGGTGAGGTTTATAGCGAAGCAGGTGAGCCTGTAAATTACCTAAACAAACTAATGAATTCTAATGCTGTCGCTATGGATAGAGCAAATGCAGAATTAGAATTAGTGACCGCACAGATAGGTGACTTTTTCATTCCTACGACAGTAGCCGCTACTGAATTCCAAGTGTTATTCAACCAAGAATTACTCAATATGCTACAAGGTATGGGTGGTTTAGGAAATGCTCTTCAAGGCTTCTTTGAATTCCAACAGATTATATCCGGTGTATTCGCACCATTCTTTAGCGCAGTTATCAATGTAAAGGCAATGAATGTCGCTATGCTAACTCAAAGACAAATTATGAGGGCGCTAAACGGAGAGCAATTACAAAGAAATATGAAAACAAAAGCCGCGCACGAAGAAGAGATAGCCAACATGAAATTGCTCAGCGCAGGGCTTGAAGAACTAAAGACTCAAAATATAGGACTAACTATTGCTAACCAAAATAGATGGAGTCAGCAAAGACAGGCAGATGCCGCAAGGCGACCAATGCTAAAACAAGAAACCCTACAAATTAAGGAAATGATAACACAAGTCCAAAACAAAACTCGTGTGACTAGAACCCTAGCCTCAGTCGAAAGAGAGAGAAGGACATACAATAGAGCGGTTGATGAATTAGCACTATTCACCCAAAAGCGTAGCATTGATTTGACGAAATGGGAGACTGACCGACTAAAATACAAAACACAAACACAGAATGCTGTCCAAGATAGAATAATAGCCGTTAGGTTTGCACAAGAAAAATTAAACCTTGCTCTTCAAGAGGAAATAAGAATCCTAGATTTAGAGCATACTAGAATGAAGAGAAGGAATAACATTCTATGGAGTAGTGTAGTGCTGTTAGACGATTACAAATTTAGTTTGAGAGGCGCTACTTTCGCAACGAAGAGCCTAACCGTTGCAACAGAAGAGCAGACCGCCGCAATTATGAGAATGTCTATGACCTTAATGAAATTCGGAATGATTATCTTCGTAGCAGAAATGCTTGTGTTAGGATTCAAAGATGCAATACCCGGAATCACAGACGAGGCCCACGCCGCAAGAATAGCGGTTATACTTATGGGTATGGGTATGGCTCTTATGGCGGCAGAAATGATATGGAGCACATCAGCGATAATAGGAAATACATTTGCTGTAAAGGGTGCTAGTTTGGCTCAGAAAGCGCACACCACATGGGTAGCCATAACTACGAGCGCTATGAGTTTTCAAACCGCCGTTGTTAATGCCTTTACTGTTGCTTGGACATTGATGAAAAGCGTAATGAGTGTAGGTGCTTTCATTGTTATTGCTATTGGTATAGCGTTAGCAATAGATAAATACATTATTCCTAGATTCAAGAAAATGACCGAGCATTCTACCGAAGCGACAGACGCATTACTTGAGAATGAACAAGCGGCATACGACTATGCGGCGGGAGTAAATGACGCCTTTGGAAACATTGACTTTAGTGTGTTCGGAGAAGGAGCAGAAGCAATGGACGAATTCAATAACTCTCGTGAGGAAATGTTCTTCGGATTTAAGGCGGGGCAGACCACAGGAGAATTAGTTAAGCAGGTCAAACAAGGTGGAGTAGATAATTTCGTTCAAAATACCGAAGTAATAATGACTAACAATTTCAACGGACTAACTGTTGATGAAATGGTTGATGAGATAATATCACAAATAGAAGTCAAATCATTTACACACGGTAATAGCACTATGAGTGTATTAGTGGCCCGATGAGGTATTTTTATGGTAAGAGTAGTTAAGGACAAGTATAATCTATGGCTTGTTGGATACTATGACGATTTCAACGGAGCGAGAGCGATAAGTAATGACGACAATGTGCCTGATAACTCTAGTCAGGGGGCATTCTCACACCTTTTTACTCACTACGGTAATCCCCTAAATGGTGAAGCAACACTTAATCCTCGCTACCGATGGTGCTACTATGATAGAACCACAGTAGGTGGATACCCAAATGCCGATGAGCCATATATGTTCTCTCTTGCTATTAACAGACTTCTACACAATAAGGGGGCGTTTGAGTGGATAAGTCACGATGTAATAAGAAATTACCCGTCTGAACCACAAGGAAGGTCTCAATTACAATATCCTGATGGACACACTAACACCAATAAATTTCGTATTCATCCCTTTAGTGGTGGTGGTGATGATGCTTACCAAATGTTCTGCAACGGACATAATACACTAGGTAGGTATATAGTGCCTACCGGAGATATTGATAGCAGTTTTGGTAGAAGGGATATGAACGGCTATGGTGCTACTTGGACGAGTAAAACAGATGGTAAGAATACTTGGGTTAAAGTAAATGAAATGGGCGGCTCAAATTTTGGTAATGATGATGCAATAACAATGGTGCGTAGAGCGCACCTTGCAGGTAAGTGGATGGGTGAAACTCTTAAGCAAACTTCATCAACAGAAACTATGCCCCTTAATGTATTTGCACCCGTAGAATCACCTTCGGGTATGCCCTTTTTATGTGTCCAACAATACAACCAAACAGGTAATAACAGCACGCCGTCTATCCCTACTATTTACTACGACAATTCACTAAACTCAAGAGATACAAACGATATTCTACATTTCCGTTTAGCCGTCCGCTCCTTTAATGGGGGAACGGCAAGCAACGGAAAGATAACCCCTAAAGTCACAATCAAGGCAGGCTACACAGGTGGCCCTGCGGCAATAACTAATGGAATAACAGACATGGAAGCGGGGCTTACAGGAACGCCTAAGATTTCCTTTGACTTGGATTTAACAGGTTATGATACTAACCCACACCTTTACACAGGCAATACGACTAAGATAGCCTACAATAATGATGACTCATGGATAGATGTTGATGTGCATTTGAATTACGATACAGGAAAATTCAATGTGTATCAAGATGGAAATTTGAAATTGAGTAATCAATCTATGAGTGGCGCTGTCGCTGAAAATATGTATGGGTGGGCCATATTCATGCACCCTACAAGTGGGGATGATAATGTGACTTCTACTCTCATGCTAGATAGGGTGGCTCTATGTCGTCCGCTTACTGATGACCCCATAGGTAGAGATTTACCCCCAATAAACAATATGAGGGCTTCTACTACAATTAACGGTTATTCGTATTGTAGTTTTGAGTTAATAGATGATGCCGATAATTATGATGAGACTAACTATGGGTTTTCTACTGATAATTATAACCACAATTTTACTTCAATGTTTGTAGGTAATAAGTTAGCAGATTGGGGCGTTGTGTTTTTCGCGGGAGCAGGTGAAACAGGTAATCACGGAATAGCGAGAATAGACCGACCCGTATGGAGAGGGCTTTTGAAAAGCATTGATTTGAAAGAAAACAAAGACGGAAGAAAGATACAATTTACCGCATACGATACTCTCACTTCTATGGATAAAACTATTCCTATGTGGGAGTTAGGGCAAAATAAAACAAACGACCTAGAAACCTTTAGCCCCTATTGGGCCTACGATGCTGAGGGGCTTATGCAGGTTATGGATTTGGGTTCTTCATCACTTAAACAATTCGCCGCAAATGTAGGTAGAGACAGCAGTAATTCTTTTGAGAATAGGTTAGACCAAAGGACGCAGTTAAGGACGGGCCATCCTATACAAATGTATGTAAATGAAGACGCAAGTGGCCCTAACAATATCGAAGACGATTTTGAGGGAGCAGGAGTAGAATACTTCTACGAAGACTCAACGGGCATTAGATTTGTTCTTACAGGCAACCCTAACATGGGGGCGTCAGGCAATATAGTGATAGACAATACAGGTATTCCTGCATACGACAATCTTACTCTCGCTATTACTGCGCACCACAGCATAGACAGCACGGGTGCTACTGTCGCCTATAACGCCTCACACGCCCAAGAAGTATTGACCGTAGCAAAGGGTAGCGGCACAGGCCAATTCCCATTTACCGAGCAATACACAAATAGCATAGCCTATATAGGAAAATATATTGGGCCATCCGTAGCACACGATGATGAAAATTATTCTTTCACAGCCGGACATAATGTAGATATTATGGCTAACTACAATCGCTATATGACTTTCATAGAAAATAACCCCGCCACATGGGAAAACGGTAGGGGTTCTATCGGGGGTCTTAGAATAATTGATGCGGGTAGTGGATATACCGTTGCTAACAATTACTACACATTAGTAGATGGTGTGAAAGAGAAGAAGGGCAACATTTTACTACCCGCCCCTGTTCAACCCGACCCTTCTGCCTTCCCTTATTGGGTAGGAGAGACTGCTACGGCGGAATGGGAATCAGAAACTACACATATCAATGTCGGGCCGGAAACACCTACGGGGGATGATACAAGCGTCACATGGATAGAAGGAAGAATTACCGATGCAATAGTCACAAATGGTGGTAGTGGTTATGGGTATTTGAACAACGGCACATCATACAATGCTATGCCTGACCTTACCACAGTAGATAGAATTCAGGGAACAGGCACTTACAACAATAGCGGGGCTACCGCCCTCACCCTAAATCAAACTTCCAATACTTGGCCTGTAAATAATAATCATACGGGGCTTAACGGAGTGCATATCATTTCCGGCAATTCAAGTCACGGCGCAGGCTCAAAGATGGGATATTTTAATGTGCTTTCCGGTAGTCATAGTAGTAGTGGTTCGGGCTTGGTGTTAAAAGTGACTGTTAATGCAGATGAAAACGGAGCGACCCAAAATAATTCTACGGTAGATATTGAGGTAGTAGCGGTTGGGTCGGGATATGCACTTAATGATACTTTGGTAGCGACCATAGAGTATTTCGCTCCCCTTCCCACGATAATTTCTTTGTTTGTGACTGTCTCTTCTATAACACAAGATGCGGAATTAGAAATAATCCGTGCTGAACAGGCTTATACTGATACTCTTTCTTTCCACATGGATACTAGCCAAAGCGCCGTTTTGAGCACTCTTAGTGTGGGTGACGAGTTTGTAATTTCCGGTGCTTCAAGCGATTATGATGATATACGAGGCAAACACACAATAAAGGCCATCAAGAAGGTATTAAATTATCACGGCAACCCTACTGCCCCTAACGAAAAGGGTAGGTATCTCTATCAGATTCAAACCTATACTCCAATACCTTCCGGCTTTACAGAAGGCGACTTTGGTGACTTCGATAAAAAGTGGGGTCTCATGCTTTCTAGTTATCATTATGGTGCTCTCGACCAAAGACTTGCGTGGAGCAAAAAAACAATGGCTACACTTACACCAAAGCCCGCGAGTATGACCGAAGATATTACTTCAAGGGCTATACACGCCCGTTGGATGAGAGACCTTGACGATTCTTTGTGGTTCAAATATCACTTTGGTAGGATAGGATATAATGCGCAACACTCGTTTAATTTGGTAAGCGCGGTAGATGCTAATGCAAACAAAATAGAAGTCACACAAGCAACATACAATGCCGCCCCAAACGCAGGAGTAGCAGAAATTGTGCAACCGCAACCTTCCATAAATTACGAAACACGCAAAGACTTGCGTGATGTGTTTATCTACAAATGTAAATACACCGAAGGGGGTAAGTGGTATTTGGGTGCTTGTAAATACATTAGTATCTCTCATCCCACTACCGTAAATGCTTGGGGAGATGATTCACAATTAGCCTCTCAACCCGTCAAAATAAATATCATTAAGCATGATAATAATTACAAACATATTTGGCTTCTATGGGCAGATATGCGAAACGATGCAACAGCAGATGCAGACGGGGGGAAAAGAAAAAAGGACTTTGGACTCAAATATCCTACTGCTGATAACTATTCTTTTGATATTCAATTTGACGACCAATTTGATGAAGACGGCAACCCTGAATCCTTTGCTGAATTAAAAATTGGAGAGGACTTAGATGTGTGGGAAATAGATTCTACAATAGATGATTCAACGGGGTCGCCATTCTCACAACCCCTAGATTATGATAACATGGTAGTCTTAACGGGGTCAAATTTTAGTAGCGTAGGGGGTAAATTAAGTATAGCCAAAACAGGTCATGGTCTTGCCGATGATGATTATGTGGGGTTGATTAACTGTGGGGCTACTTACGATAAAGTGCATAAAGTGACGGTCACAAACTCAGACAATTTTGTGCTTGATGTAGCCTATACTAGCGGGTTTAGTGGAACGATACCTAAATTCTTCTACGCCAAAACTAAGGGTAGTAGTATTGATGAAACATATTACCGAGATTGGGAAGGTAAGGGCGGCGCTTTCGTTGTTGTAGATACAAGTAAATTTTTCAATCTTAACACACTTTCTAACAAGGGTAAAGTAGGGCAAGACGGTGGTGGAGAAACTAATTTGGGTGATTATTACGCAGTAGGTGTAGGAGACCCTGTGTTAATAGATTCTTACTACATCAATGCCGCCTCTACTACTGCTACTACAAATAGTAATTATCGTAATCATTACAATTTAGACAGAATGGTGGCTAACAAGACAGAATTAGCCTCAAGTATCATCAAGGGTCATTTTTGGTTAGAGCCAACAGATACTACCATATTCAGCAAGCATGGTTTAGGTCGCGCATTAGGCCTGACTAACGGTTCAAATCACAGAAGCACTTGGTATTTCCTATGGAATGGTAAGGTAGAAGAAGATGTGTTCGCTAATACGGTCACGGTAGCATCTCCTTCGATTGGAGACAAATTTTGGACAATAACCAAGTCGGGCGCTACCTTCATTTCTGATGGTGTAGTAGCAGGCACTTATGTTGAAAATACTTCTAAGCCTCTTGTTGAGGGTGTTGGTGACTCTTGGAAAGGGGGATGGAAGCAGAAGCATTATTATCGAGTGAAAGAAGTAGTCTCAGAAACTCAGTTAAAAATAGAGAGAGTAATACACTATACACCTAGTGAGACTACAAGATGGGGCTTTGAATACGGCACAACAGGAGAGAGTTTTTCAGGATTTACACACGGACTGTATGTAAGACCTGCGGGGCTAGACAACGACAGTATCACAGATGGTTGGGCAACGGGTAATCACCTTAAAATCCCGAAGCAATTATGCAACATTCTAGTGGATACTGTAAATTCCGGTGGAACAGATAATACTTGGAATCCTTCGGGTATTGAGACCATATTTACTGAAAGATTCAAAGAATTAGTCGGAACAAGAAACCCCATCCAATACGCTCACTCTTCCACAGATATTGATAATAATGCTTTTAGCGTAGTAGAAGTATATACTTCAACAGCAAATGAATTCGCGTATAGATTGATGATGAAGATTAACGGTAAATACAAAAACACCAATGGCGGCACTTTTTATGAGAGTGATAAAATGAGAACACTATGGACTAATTCTCTTCTGCGCTCTTGGTGGGCCGACACAAAACTGACGGCCATGTTTGATATTCAAAATGTTCCCATCAGTTTTGATATGACTACATACAATACTAATTCGCAATATGATTCATACGGTAGTATGATAGACAGTAATGGGGATGCGCTTATGGATACACTCAAAGATACAGCAAGTAATACGGGTGTTGGTGACGAAAACTCTCTTTTTACCTCTTTCTCTTGGTTAGTAGGTAGAGATAACAGATTCGATTTCAGGCCTAAATACAATTCCGGTTATACTATCACTAGAGACGAAGTAAAAATATCCAAATTTGCTATGTCTCAGATGGAAAGAGTAGATAATGTAAGGGTGATATACAATCAAGGCATGAGTATAACTGATTACCCTAAACCTAATGTTGGCGATACTACTACATGGAAGGTTCTTGAGCACCCCGAAATAACAAACAGTATAGAAGCGTTGTCCGTAGCAAAGGCAGAATATAATGCCCGTAAGAAAAACCCAATAGAGTTAGATGTAGAAATGCTTAGGCTACACGCAGACGATAGAGACGCAATGTTAGATGGTGGAAGATACGGCTACATAGCAGACGCGCAGGTGGCTCTACAAGGCAACAACGACCAATCATTAGGCACGGCTTGGTGTTGGACTATCATGGGAACGGGGGGCGTGCCGTTTAGCGGGATGACTAACGGGATTGATGGAAATATGGGTGCAGTAGTGACTAAGGATACTCTTCATAAGAGATACGGTTCTTCTGCCCCTGTCGGTAGCGGCACTATTGAGCATAAGGATAACTACACTTGGTATGGCTCTCGGTCTGTATCTAACGCCTTACAAATAGTCCATGTGGGTAAGGATGCACCAAAGGTAAGTGAGACTACCGGAGAAAAACTAAGAGTCGTAGTAGCCATTAAACCCTCACAAGCAGGCACTACAACCATAGAAACTACACAATTCAGGGTCTTTTTACTTGACTGTGCCTTTGCTACTACTACATCGAGTGGTTATGGGCCTGATTTGAAGTCGGCTATCGAAGGACATTCTTACCTAGATGTGCAATACAATGGTTTTTATGAGATTGATGTTCCTTCTTCATACGGAACGGGTAAGGTAGTGTTCTCTTTCAACGCAGACTATTGCCGAGACCTACTCAGAAGCCGATGTGGAGACCCGACAAGTTATCCTACTGTGCTTAGAAATTCTTTAACCTACTTGGGAGACACCACTAACAAGACCGTCACTTTGGAAGGCAATAACAACCTAAGTAGTATCTTCCCTCTTGGTTGTAGAAAGCAGACTAGCATGAAAGGTGGTTTTGGTGATGTAAGAGCCATGTGGTATGCACCAACCTTAAACATTATAGATGATGTTATGTATGTGCCTGCAACCTATGTGAAATACACAGATGCCGGATTCGATATAAACAATAAAACAATGGTTATAACAAATGTTGAGTGGAGAATTTCATTTGGCGAAGGGGAGACTGTTAAACTGTCTTTGAGAGAAGATGAATCAAATGCCGTAGGAAGTATTCTTTCGTATGTGTTTAAGCCCGTAAGCCCACCTAGTGCATCGGCAGGAGACCCGTCATCCACCATTGTTAATGTAATACCGCCGTCAGGTGGAGTAGGAGATGAAATAAAGCCCGATACACCAAGCGGTGGAAACAAACCTTCTGATGAAGACGGATACTCCATAGGATACGGAGTAGGACTTTCAGACTTACCTGCGGGCTTGTATAGAACCCTCATGGGCGGTATGGATAACACAGGTAGTCAGTATTCATCTCAATATAGCAACAGCATTTTAGGACAGAACATTATGCCTACTACCCCCTCTAGTATGCGTGGTATGACCGGAGCACTAAGAATTCACCCTACAAGTGGTTCGGCTACTGCTACCAAAAACGGAATAAATTTGCCGGGTAAAGGAAAGGAAGAAGGTGTAGGGGCAGAAGCAGAAAATAAATTTTCAAAGAAAGAAATAGAGCATACAGCAGAAGTTAGATTACAAACACCACCGGATGCAATAAACGATGAATTAAATATCACGGCTGATTTGAAATTACCCGCTACAACCAAGCAGGGTTCAGCCGTCCTTTATGTGCAGGCTACCTGCTTAGAGACAGGGGCAAGTATTTCTGAGGTTATTGGTGTGAATACAGGTTCTAACCTGAAAAATATGCAATTGTGCTCAGCAGGAATTCTTACGGGGGCAGGCACTACGGGTAATACCATTGTAGTATCTTTGAGTAGAAGGTCGGGGGTAGGAGACGACACGGCTCATTACACTACCATGTCTGTGGAGAATCTAAATATCAATTTCAGAAGGGCGGCTTTCCCTGCCGAGAATACAAGCAATGTATTCATGCCTTACTCTTGACCTTTTTACTTCGTAAGAATAAAATGAAGGCTACAATACCAATAACAAACACAGCGAAAGAAAGAAATTCGTGAGAGAGTATGACTTCTTTGTATGCCTGCCCATCTGTTAAATCCCAACAAATAGGGTTTTCATACTCACCGCCATTTTGCCTCTCGGTATAACAAATATCTAATTCGTTCCCACCCAATAACCAATTTAGTCCATTTTCCAAAGAGTAGCCCATGCACCCACAGCAATACTATAACGGTTATAGTCTCTAATGAATCTAATCCGTGTTTGCATACTTGTCTCTTAAGGAGAGTATTTTTTTAGCCTTAGACCGTCCTATACCTTTGACTTCCATGAGGTCTTTCTGCGTTCTTCTGCTGTGTAGAATTTGGGGAATACTACCGAAGTGCTCTAGTAAGTCAAGAGCCATTGTATTTGTTATGCCCGTGATAGAAGATAATACCTTCACCTTTTCATCAGCGCTTTTTACTTGAGTCTTTTTTATGAAGTCAGGAATTCTATTGATGCCGGACTGCCCATCTAAGGTCATCTGTGTGTGATTCAGAACCAAGAAATCTATGAAGGCTTCCATCGTGGGCAATTCCATATACCGTATCTTAGGGAAGCGCTGATAGAAGGTGAGTTTGAATTGGTCTATGACTTTCTTCATTCTCGTAGTCTCGATAGCCATAGCCTGTCTGCTAGGGTAGCCCTTAACATAGGGCTTAAGTTTTGTTCCATACACGATAAGAAATGGTCGCTCAAAATTCTCTTGAAGGTCTCTCAATTGGTCTATGATATTTCGATTTCTACCGAACCCCATGATGCTACGGTATAGGTCGTTAATTTCTTTAGCCTCTATACCCCATTCACCAATTACATAGTCTGCGCTCTTAAGGCGCATCACCTTACCTTGCCCTTTAGGGTCAAGCGACCAATCACCGACCCGCATTAGGAGTTTATTCACGACCTTCTCATTCTCTCGGTCATCAATAATTAACATCAATACTAACTACTACTGATTCTGTATTTAAGTCGTTGCTCAAAACAGGCACGCGCCATCCCCACAACAACCCGCAATTTTGTTCTTGCAATTGAGACATACAGAAGAACCATGTAATTCCATAAAGCCCCTATCACTTCTACAAATAGGACATATATTCTTAGTCATAGTCACTCGTATTCACCCCCTTAGCGTTCCATCGTTTCTCCAACATGGCCCTGTGCATAGGTCTCTCGCCTGTAATTTTGCACACGAAGGCACATTCTCATAGTCCATGAGACTGTTAATGTGGAATCTAGTAGTATGTGGGTTGTAATCACGCCACCCAAGCGTTGCTATGAAGTCGGCTATCTTGTCGCCTATCTCTTGCTTTTCTTTAACCGTAAGAGAAGAAGGTGGGGCAAACCATCTAAGGTTATCCGCCATGTGTTGCACGAGAGCAACCCTAACATGGTGTCTTGGGTTCTCGTGCCTCATAGCCTTGTCGAGACAGGGGGGAATAGGCACTTGGTCTAGTGTTCCTATGTCGCCCTCAAACGGTGTCTGTTCAAAGAAGGCGGGTTTTATGTCGGGGTTAGCCGCAATCCACTTTACAATACTGAAAGTGGAAGGTCGTATATCACCCCTAAATGGGTCTAAGTGTAGAAGAGACTCCTGTGGTTTTGTTGGTATATCATAACCAAGTGGGTCTTCAAAGAATCTTATGCTGTCTATATTAACTGCCCACTTTTTGCGAGCCACATTGTAAGTGTCCGGCACTCTTGTTAATTTCTGAGGGTTGCCTACACCATCGAGAGTCTTAAGCCCCTTACCCATCTCGTTTTCGTATCTAATTATATGCTTAGCAATGGCGCTACCTTTCACGGGTTTATCGAACATCTCATGCACATGGAATCCTCTACCCGTAGCGACAACCCTAACATCACCTGTAAGTCTGCTAAGCAATTCCGCCACATCTTTTTTAACCTGTATAATATCGTAATTTTCGGTGGTGTCGAAATCCCACCAAGCCCTGTCCATAACTACGGAATCAGGGTCAAACTTCCAAGACCGTGTGGGGTGTCTGCGCTCATAGGAATATAGTGAAGTGTAAATAGAAGCCTTACCGTTAATTCTTGTAATATAATCATCAAATTCATTTCTGCTATCACAAGGGCGGCGGCGTAGCCCAATCTCTCTCGGAAAAGTCAGTAGCATAGTATCACTCAATTGCTACATCTTGTTGGTGTCCGCAAGCACAACCGCCTACCGTGACTATTTCCGGCTTGTGGCCCTCTTGTCCGGCCACCCTTACTACATCTTCAAATCCTTCCCAATCGTCATCCTTACCGCAAGCGGCACATATAACGGTGAAAAATACACGGGAGTCTCCTGCTCTACTCATATCCATTCCTCAATACTGCCTGTTAATTCCGCTTCACAATTTAGGTGAAAGTCACACCATACGGGGCAGAAGTATTCGTTCCACACCATGTGGTAATCTTGGAGTTTTAGAGAGTCAATAGTGTCGTATAAACCTGCCTCAAAAGCATTAAGAGAGCGAGACAAAACAGGCTCTAACAGCGCATAACCGCCGTCCTGTCCGAGCCACATAGTCTTGCCTCTCTTCTTGTATTCGTCAAGTAATTTATCCCCTTCCACTATTTCGTAGTCGGGAGTTAGGTATAGGAAGTGTGTTATTTCATCATACCCCAATTGTTTCAATAGACGAGCGTAATAGACTAACTCTTTTCTCGTCCTACCTAATTTACCCATATTCATTTTACCTGTTTTCAATTCAACAAGAATAAGACCGCCTTGAGGGTGTCTTACTACACCGTCTATCATACCTACCCAAATTATCGGTGTTGTTCCGCTATCGGTAGTTAATTCTTCATACACTTGGTGCTTTACTTCTGCCTCTACAATGTCTAACTGCCCTAAATCGCTTGCGACAGAATGTAGTAGAGAAGAAAGGTTCTTACAACCCCTATCTTCTTCCATACCTTCGGCAATTAAGTATCTCTCCATGTCTTCGGGTTCGCCAAGTATCCCGTGCTCCATAGCACTATGAATAATACTACCCCTTATTGCCGCCTCACTTGGGGGCGGTGAAGGAACATCTGCAACATAGCGCCAATAAAATTGACGCGGACACATCTTGTAAGTCATGTAAGACGACTTACTTACCCGTAGAATCTCTCCGTCCGGTTTATAGGAAGAAGCGTCTATTTGTTCTTGAGTAGCGCGCATACATCATTCTTCCTCTTGTCCGTCATCCCACGCCGCAAAATCCTCTATGGTAGTCTGCTCTTCGTGCATATCGTGGCCGCACGCGGGGCAAACCAATGCCTTCGGTAGTGCCTTCAATTGAGGCTCAAACAAAACCTGCCCACACTTGGGGCAATTGCTTTCCTTTAGCCTTCCATCTTCCTGCAACATAGCATACATTATACCATTGACCCTAGCCATATCATTGGACATAGCATTTATCAATTGGTTAATTACATTCTGCATCTCATTGACTTGCCTTCCTAATTCTTTCGTAGTAGGCTTACCACTTAGTTTTCTACTTCTCGTCATTAAACCACCATATCTTCTATTCGCATATAAACCTGCGTATCAAACCCACGCAAGGTGTCCTAATCCCTGCTGTGCATTCAAAAGCGGTTGAATAGACCACTTCATCAGGTCGTAGTAGGGTTGGACTTTCTTGACTACGAATCTTTCACATAGAATATCGTATCCAACATTTACTATGCCGTCTATATCAGACGGCTCATCGAAAGCAATGTATTTTCCTTTATCATCAAGAGTCACCTTGAAGAATGAACCAATACTATACCCCTTACCTAAATTCTCATTGGCCCACGCCGCTCCCGCGCTTGGGCCGGACAGAACCTTGTAATCACTAATCTTCTTCTCTAACTTTCCTTTCATACACAATTCCTCTACGGGTGTATTCTTGTTAATTATCCCATCAATTATGGGTATGAGCATATCATTGACTTCCTCTTCTTCTTTGTTGTCGAGTATCATACCTATGGTCTTACTCATTACCTCTTTCATTATGGGGGGCATCCTTGACTGCTTCATTTCTATACCCTTAATATATAGTGAGGGTGTTTGCGCTTCACCATCGGCCCATGTGACTCTACCTGCGTATCTATTCTTAGCCATGAGAACCATACTACTACACCACTTCTCAAATTCTACTTCTATGGGTTTCATTTGAGCGTTAATAGAGGCCATCAATTGCATTCCCTCAAGCGGACTACCTATTTCACAAAACACGCTGTCTGTGTGGCCGTATAGCACCTTACAGCCCGCTTCCTCAGCCAAGTCCTTGAGCCTACCTAATGTATCCCTTGAAGTGTAGGTAATTGCTGACGCAATCTTGGGGTGGTAAAGACCATATTTGGAATCGCCCGCTACCCCATACATAGAAGCAACGAGAGTCTTAGCGGCAAATTGCATGGTATCCCATTTCGCCTTTCTCTCACCATCACTTACAATCATCTTCGTCTTGAATTCATTACGAAGGTTAGTCATCTTATCCATCTGTCTAACAAGAATACCCTTTTCGTCTTGTGAAAAACAAGTGCCGTTGCCGCAATCCTTTCCTTCTTCGTCTAGTGTATCCCAAGAAATGTTGTATAGGTCTGCGTTGCTATGATACATTGCTTTAATGTCTAAAATACCCACATTATTGTAAAGCCCCGCCTCTACTTCCATCACATCTGCTCCCTCATACGGTTGGTAATCAAATTGAGGGTTAGTAGGTATGCGCACCTTGTTATCCTCATCCATTAACACAAGGTTGCTGAACATCTTGGTAATGAATGGTGTTGAGCGAATGTCGCATTGCACAATGTGTTGTAGAGAAGTAAAGTAATCAAGCGCATTTACTTTAGCGTCTAACTTTGGTAGTAGTCGCACATCTTGGCGACAATAATGTATGTATAGAGGAAGGTCTGTTAGGTAGGTATCGTGTCCGTCCGGCAATTCTACCTTCTTTTCCTTTAGGACTTCCCAAGACACATCATCGAGTTTGTATGAAGGTAGTTTTCCGTTCTTCAATTCCCACAGTTTAGAGAAGGCTAACATCAAGTCTATACAATTCCTACCAACAATGGGTTGCTCCCAATCCTTGTAGGAGTAGTGTAGTCTGCGCATAGGACTCATCATTGTAGGTTGTATGCCTACCGCCCTGCACCTTTCGACAATCACCTTAATGTCTGCCCCGACCACATACCATCCGGTAATTATGTCGGGGTCGTGCCTATCCATGTGGCGTAGAAAGTGTGTAAGCATCTCCCTCTCAGAAGGGAAGCCCATTGCAGGTATCTCGTATTCGTAATCTCCGAATTCGTAATACTGAGTGGTCTCTTCAAGAGCGGAATTAACAAACCAAACATACTCAGACTTAGTGAAAGAGTCATACACTACTATAACCCTTAACTTATTGGTTGTTGGACTCCACTCGCAATCTAAATACCAAGTCCTGTGCTCGTATTGCTTGAAGGGCGTATGCCCATCCTTAATGCGGTCTGTGAGGACTCTATTAACGAAAGGAATGTTCGCTTCCCATGTCTGTATGTTAGGGTAATCCTTTTTGAAATCGTAAATCTGTTGCGGAACGGCGACTGCTATTTTTGTTAGAGACTCGCCATACACCCCTTCGTAGCCACGCTCTTTGGCTAAACATTGTATCCCTGCGGCATCAGAATCTTTGACGAAAAAGTAGGGTCTGTAATTATCTATCTTAGTCTCTATTCTTTCGCCGTCTGAATCTCGGTGTCTTACAATGACTTGTCTGCCTCTACTCTTCGTCACTATCATAGTCGCCGCACCACCTATACACATAAATTTTGCTTGTTGTTCCCATAAATGACGGACGCTTCTCTTGCCTTCTTACCACCACGCTTTTCTTTGCGCTACCTAGATAATGGCTCAGTTTATCGGGCATTGGGCAATGCCTTGACTGTAATAGTGGTCTGTGTGGGTATTTGAGTAGCCTAGTCTCGTCTATAATTTCCTTAGCGCTCATCCACCTCTCGTCATTATCAATTAGGTGCTTCCTAACGGCGGGCCACCAAGAAGTGCTCCCGCGCATTTTACCTATGCGTCTTGACCTTCTACCCATCAATACCACCTTTCTGACCTCTCGCTCTAGTAGGAATCTCGTGCTTAACTAGCCATTGGTTAATAGCGGCAGGGGTCACACCAAATTCGGTTGCTATGTCTTGCATAGTCCTACCCTTACCCAAGTATTCATCCTCTAACCACAGGGGGTCTCGGTAATGCTTAGGCTTGGTCTTATCTACAAGCGTTAAATTAACGCTGTATTGTGCGTTGGTGGCTGTTGCGCCACCTTCTACACCATGCTCTATCATCATTCTCAATGTTGTAATTACATCTGCTATCAAATCTTCATTCACTTATCTCACCTATTGTATGCTTGCTTGGAAAACAAAATCCCCATCTCCAAAATCGAATAGAAGTTTCCATCCCTGTCCGTGTTTGGAAAAGTCTAGTAAATTCAAATTTATTTCACGGTTATAATGCGAGAGAAGGTGCTCTAACCCCCCCTCAAATGTGGCCTCAAAGAAATGTGTAGGTTGTGCATTGGAAATGTAATTACCCGCACTACTGTCTAACACGAGAGACTTGGTTTTGCCCTTGAGCATCTTCCCTGTCTCTACTGCTAAACCACCATCAGTAGCCGTGAAAACATAACGGTTAATTTTCTGTCCGTTCATGGAATCACACCTAACCGCTTCGTAAAGTGTGACTGCATCTACTTTGAATACAAACGCCGACTGTATCTTTTCATTCTCACCTTTGTAAGTCCAAATACCCGCACCATCACGAACCAAACGAGAAGCAATGTCCTCAGAAGCCTGACTCCATTCGCTAAGAGTCTTAGGGTTGTGAGGGTAGGCTAAAGCGTTAGCAGACGCACCAAGCGTAGTCTGTTTGTTAGACGACTTTATGCGTAATTTATCTCCGTCTTGAGTTAAGGACACAATGTTGGCGTGGTATTTTAACGCACCTAACATCGTATCAATGTCGGTAATATGGAAAGTGCCTTCATCGTTTTTGTTATCCGTGTATGTGGAGAACCTACTAACAGAAGTAAGACCGTCTTTCACTAACGAAGTCACGGTAGCCTTACCGTCTGCACACTTAACAATGCAAGACAGCACTTGGTCTTGTGCTTTGCCGCCAACGGTCTGCGTTCTTTTGACCTTATTTAGTAAGAGGCAAAGGCTTTCATTGCTTATCTTCATCCTTACTCACCTTCTTCTCTTGAAGGAAAGGAAGGCCGAACCAATCAACCTTACCATTCTTTACAGACAGAACCGTGTGAGTAGAACCAACATATTCCATGTTGCTTCCTTTCATCTCTTCAATAGTAGCCTTGACGCACCACTCCCCTTCATTGAGGCTTTTGTCTCCCTTGACTCCTGCGGCCATGTCTGCTTTCTTCATGTATCTACTTAGGAATATCTGCTGAGAGAATCGGCGCATAGTGCCTTTCTCCCAATCGGGTCTCTCCCCGACAGTCATTAGAACCTTCTTGCCTGTGCCGTCATCCATATACTGTTGAACGGCCTTCAAGTGGAAGGTGTTGAAAATCTTAGAGACAGGTAGAGCGTGTAGTCTGTCGAGAACATCTCGGTTCAGACGGTTGCGCTCTCGCCACTCCTTTTGGTTGAATGAATCATCTTCATTCTCAATAATACCCTTAGCAAGTAGAGACTGTCGCATAGCAAATTCACACCACTTAAGGAATGTTGAGCCACCATCGAAAACAATACCACCCCACGCATCAGGGTCAGCCTCAATATCTTCTGCTAACAAGTTAATGAACCACTTGGTCTTATTCACAAGAGCCATGTGGTCTATTGAATTATCATCGTGGTAAATGGAATCATCGGACTCATCTAGTAGAGGAATAATACGAATGTTATCATTATCAGGATACACATACTCGACAGTAGAGCCTGCCGAATTATCAATATCCAAAATCGCTACCTTCTTTCCTTCCTTAATCTCCTTATCCAAGAGTGAAAGGGCAAGGCCTGTCTTACAAGCATTCTCATGCGCTACAAGAGCCATCCTATACTTCTGTGGGGTCTGCTTTGACCCATCCAATAAATTACGGTAGTAATCTCTATCGTAGAGTGTAGTCGGTGCTTGCTCTACTGCTGTCTTCTTTACGCTAGTCGTCTGTCCTGCTCCCCAAGTCATAATTCAATCACCACCTATCCGCATATAAACCTAATCACGCGGCAACGCAACCATAGCATCACTTAGTAATACTAGGGTCGCAATGGAGACTGCGCTTCGTATGGAATTAACTACCACATCAACGGGGTCTGTAATACCCTGCTCTATCATATTGACCCACTCTCCTGTCGCCGCATTGAATCCTATATCCTTATCGTGGGAATAGGCATCGTAGCCCGCATTCTCACAAATTAGTCTCATGGGCATAGAAAAGGCCTTGCTAATCAAAAGGCTCTCACTACTTTGCCCGTAATAATTAGGGAGAACACCACCGCCCGCAATAATCCCATTGCGTTGGGCCGACCTTACGGCATTAACCGCGTCATCAATTCTCTCCTTCTTCTCCATCATTTCTACTTCGCTGTTAGCGCCTACCATAATGGAAGCGACACCATTCTCAAGACGGGCTATTCTTCTAGCGTATGTCTGCTTATCCCAATCGTTGTCTGCTTCCTTCATCTGTTGTTGCAAGTTTTGTGTATGAGACTCTACGGCATTGACCGAGTTTTCTATCACACAGGAGTCTTTCTTACACACTACTGTATCTAAGTGACCCAAAGGAAAATCCTCAAAATCTATGTTCTTGAGAGTCTTACCTACACTCTTGTCGAGTATTTCACCACCCGTAATTGCTTGTATATCCTCAGCCCACGCCTTTTGTGTATCTCCCATACCTGCTAGTTTAACCATAGTAGCATTTATCTTACCTTGAACAACATTTATCAGTAGGTTAGGAAGGACTGCGGGGTTGTAATCTCCACAGAAAATAACCAAACCTTTGTTCAATTTAAGGCACTCTTCCATCACAGGAATTAGGCTTTCAAATGAATTTATTTTATCCGTTGTAATTAGGACACTCGCGTTGTTAATTGAGTCGGGGAAGTAGGGGCTTATTGCTCCTGTCTGTAAATCTAACCCGTCTGTTATCTCGTAGTAAGTCTCATAACTACTACCATTCTTCAAAGCAATAGCGCCCTCAGAACCAATCTTACTCATTACTTCTGCAATCAATCGTCCTAATTCTGAGTCGTTGTTGGCCGCAATAGTAGCAACATCAACCAATTCCTCATCATTCTCACACGGTCTTGCGCTTTCTTTAATCTTTGTAATTATGTCTTCGGACTCTTCCTTCAATTCCTGTGTTATTTCAAGCGGGGAAATGCCGCGCTTGACTAACTCCATGCCTTCGTTGCATAGAGCCTGTGCAATCACAGTAGCAGTAGTCGTTCCATCACCGGACTTATTTTGAGCCTGTTCTGCAACCTGCTTAATTAGGTCAATACCCATCTGCACATACGGGTCGGGGTCATTAACAGCCCTTGCTATACTGACTCCATCATTAAGTATGAGCGGGTAGGAATCTTCCTGCTCTATAATCACAGTCCTTGCGTTAGCGCCTAGTGTGCCTTTGACTGCGTTAGCAACCTTATTCACACCTTGTAATAATTTAGCGCGTGCATCCTTACCTGTTAAAAGCGTTTCTTCCACCATGCTGATACTCTCCTTGCAAACATTCTACCTGCTTTCACACTACCGCCACCAAGTCATATTCTTTCACGGCTATAATTCCGTCTCCTAAGTCAGCGCCCCCATCATAGGAAGCATCAGGAGCAAGCCTAACCTTGTCTCCTATCGAGAGACGAGTAGTAATCCTATCACCTATGGAAAGAACCTCATAGTCATTCGACTCACCGAGTATGAGACCGCTTGTGGTCTCGTCAGTTTCTTTAACCCTTGTAAGTAGAATGTGGTGGCCTAATGCTCGCATCAATCCCACCCGTCACCTTCTACGGTGGCGGGTTCGGCCATAGCCTCTACTTCATCGTAGGGCCACCATCCATTCACAGACAACCTTTGCTCATCCGTATCGCGGGTTCGCCATGTTTGTCCAATTAGTAGAATCTTTGTTCCAACGGCGAAATCCACACGGAATGCGTCAGACGCACCAACATAGACTTCAACGACAGGGGCGGAAGAAGAAATATCCAAGTCAGCACAGACAAGTGTATATCCCCCATTGTCTCTAGGGTCAATGTGTATTACCTCAGCAGGAACGCTGAGAATCCTATCCCACCACCCATCAGAACCGTTGAAATTATCATAGTATGCGCGTAGGTCATCGAGACTGCTAAGCAAGTCCTCTCCGTCCAAGTATTCAGCCATCAAACCCATAGGGTCAGACTCAAATATGTTTGCAACACTAGGTGAAAGGGTCACATCAGTCATGTCTGCCTTCACATAAGCACGCACGCCATCCTTACCTAATCTTAGCGCCATAGTTAGTGGCGTGAAGGTAGGGTATTGAATATCTGCGGCATTGCTTTGTGCAGTCACCGTCATAGCCTTCCAAGCATCGTTGCTTCCCTCAGCCCTGCCGAAGAAGAGCGAAGTGCGCTCTCTCTCGTTCTGTGGGCGTGGGTTGCCGAATTTGAAATTCTTGTCTCCGCTTGGGAAGGTCTCGTTCTTGCTATCCCAAACACAATAGAAGTGTGTAATACCATCCAATTGCATAGCGTTGGAAGGTAATTCACTTACAGTAGAAGTATCAGAACCGAAGAAGTCCTCACGCGCGTATCTAGTAAATGTTCCATCGGCGTTATCGGTGTAAAGGACAATTGACCCGTTATCTACGAAGGTCATCCTTACTTCCTCAGAAGCATTCATCAATTGGCTCTTCATCTTGTTGTAGAGAATCTTACCCCACTCCTTTGGGCGTGGAACGCTTACAAACATTCCTTCCATCTTGGTTGCGCCGGAGCGAGCGAGTCTTGCGTTAGCGTTGCGAATCTTACTACCTGCTACCTTAAGTGCTAGTGCGTAAGCATCCTCTTCACTCTTACCCGCTTGTATCCATGCTTCGCGCTGTTCCGCGAGCACCGCTTCTGTCTGTGCCTTCAACGAAGCCACATCAGTATTCAATGTCTTGGCTGTCCTCTCAATTATCTTCTCGTCAATCATGGTATCTACCTTCTTGTTCTATCCACCGCTTGTTCTATCCGCATATAAACCTACGCTCCTAAACACATTCTAACGAAATTAGCAACGACTATTTGCGGTTCTACGCCCGCAATAAAGTCGCGCTCCGCCGTGACTGCGGCATCTATTACCGCTAATTTAGACGCTACGCGCGCGTTGGAATCTACCGCGTGTGTGAATACTCTACGCACACTTCTTCGGGGGTCGAAGCCATCAATACACTTCAAGGCTTCTTCGTAATCCTTCTCTCGGAATACTAATGTAAGGAAAATGTTAGGGTCGAATTCATCATCTATCAATGAATTAAGGAATGAAGTTTGTGTGCTTGGGGTTTTCAAAGTATTGAAGGCTTGTAGGCAGTTAATCGCGGCTCGCAAATCACCTTTATGAGCGTCAATAATCATGTTCAATTGCCCGTCTGTTATCTCTACGCCTTCTCTACCCACTATTGTTAGTAGGCGCGCCTTCATATCCTCATCACTAATTGGTTTGAAATGTAAAACGCGACAGCGTGACTGCAACCATTGAGAGACCTTGCTTAAATCATTACAAGTTAGAATGAAATACCCTGTCGCATTCTCAATGACTCCTTTGAGGGCGGACTGTGCCGCCGAAGTCAATTGGTCTGCTTCATCCAACAGAAAAATTTGGTTGAAATTTCCTGTCCGAGACATAGGTAGTAATTCTTCTTCTACGAATTCTATACCCCTTGTCTTCTTACTGCTCGCGTTGAAAGTGTGAAGTGTAAAATCATATCGTTGTGCTAAGGCATGAGCAAGACTTGTCTTGCCTGTTCCCGCTTCACGGCTATGGAATATCATGTGGCCCATAGAGTCTAAGGAGTCAAGAATATGCTCTTGCCCTACTATCTCATCAAGAGAGGGTCGGTGTTTAGTAGCCCAAATATAGGTCATGTATCTTCCTCGTAGGTGGGGGGAGTGGCTTTTCCAACGGCTCGCATTTCTTACTTGGATGAGTTAGAAATTTCAGGTGCTTGGATATGGTTTGGACTACCCCAAATGTGTAGCCTCGCCTAAGACAATGTTAGTTTCAAATGGTTGGTAGAATGGACTCCCATAAGTATTTTCAAGTGTCGCTTATCTCACCAAACCAAATTACGCCTCTTCGGTCTCTCCCCCCAAACCACACTCTATCTATCCGCATATAAACCTAATTATGCGAATTTTCTTTCTATCAGTATAGCGTTAAGGAATCTGTATAGGGTAGCCATTTCGTGCTTGTATCCAACAGGATTTCGTGAGTCTGTCTCAAGCCCCGCCAAAATACCTAGAGTCAGACCACGAATGAACTCAACCGACCACGCATCGGCCTCTTGAAGATAGGACATGATATACTCATACTCTTCCTCTTCATAATCTAAGGTGAAATCTACATCAGCGAGATAAGCCACGCAATCTTTGAGATAAGCAATGTGTCTTGAGTTTTCCTCAGTCAAAATATCTGATAACAAGGGGTCTGTTCCAAAAGCCCCCATAGAGTGCATAAATTCTAACACAAGTCTCACATCATCTTCCATGCTTATTTCATGGTTATAGTGTGCTATAATCTATCCGCATATTAACTCATCGTCTAATACAATGCAAACAAACATTACTATCAGGGGGAAAGACGCGAATACGCCCGCATTTACATTTCTGCGAATCTTTTTTCTGCTGTGGAGTCATAACCGTCAAGGAGCGAGTAAAGACAATATCTTCTTTACTCCTGATTAGTTTTCTATCAATGTCGTAAATTAAATGCTTGGCCTTTGTTCCGATAGCATTTTCTACTTGCTCAGAACCAACGGCCACCACCTGTGGATTCTTAGACATTAACGCGCTCAGACTATGGGGAGAAGGAACGGTTCTAACTGATTTTTTCTTGCTTAGTAGGTCAGCCATGCCCTCTTTCGTCATTTCGCCATACTCGTATAGTATATCCACAATTATTCTGCGTATGCGCCTATTGTTCGCACTCATGTATAGTCGTGATACTTAAGTGTATTTGAGAGTATTGATTAGTCATCCTGCCCCATAAACATTGAAGCATAGAAGAATTCACCTTCGTCTCCTTCTTTTTTGTATTTGTGTGTCGGAACAACACTCGCAATTTCATGTAATAATGCCCCCCATACTGCCGCCAAAAACATGATTAGTATAGGGATAATACAACACAAAGCCAAAATCAAATCCATTCGTTAGCCCCCACTTTTGTTTTGTTAATGTTCTTTGGAATCTCAACCGCCTTATCTCGTATCTCGTTGGCGGCAGAATCATTACCCTCTATAATTTCCTTCCAATACTTGTCGGTTTGGCGGAAGGGAAGGGGAACATCTTGAACATCTTTGTTCTTTTTCGGCCACTTTGTCTTCTCATGTGAGGCTTCTACCCCGTAAGCAAAAATAGCCCTTACATATTCATCGGGTAATTCCATATTTGCTTGCGCAATGCGTCTCCAAAGAGCAATGTCGTCTCTATTTTGCCTTAGAAAAGCAAGACCATAGGGAATTGGTAATTCTCTTATCGCATACCACACTCTCTTGCGGTCTTTCCAAGAGAGCATAGCCATCACATCGTTAAGGTAGGAGCGCCCCTGTCGGGTAGCCCACTCATCAATAATGACGGAATCCTGTAAGTCTCCGGTAATTACGGGCGGTTTTTCGGTGCAAACCACCAATCTATTACCGACATACGGAAGCCACGCTTCAACATCTTTCTGTGTGAATCTGTCCGTGCGTAGAATGTAAGTGGTATCGGGGTTAGAGGGCGGGGTATCTATTTTACCCGTCATAAGAATGTAATTACCAACCATGAATTTTTCATCATCATTAGTAAAAATAACTACTCCCAAATTTTTTCCCCCTAATTTTCTTTACCGTCTATATATACAAAGGGGTCATGCGCATAAACATAATCGCACAAGCGCCGATACTGTGAGTCGGACAACAACCACGCATCTCTAACTGCTTTAGCCGTTAAAGAGTAGCCGTTGTTAGACCAAAGAATCTTACCGTCTCCGAGAACACCTACTAGACCATCCTCTATCATTGCTGTAATAAGTAAAGGCCATTCGTCCTTGTATATCGGGCGCTTGAACAAATACCTATTTGTCTTGCTTCTCCATTGCTTCATCTAAAGGACTCCCCTCTTTCTTGTAGGTCTTTACGCTCGCTCTCGCACCTTCCGGCCACTTAGTATTCATAGTCAAATACACAGAATACTCGTTGCGCGGACTGTCTTCATCGTTGCGCTTCCACACAATACCATGCTCTAAACACTCAAGGTATTCCAAAGCCTTAACTTCTTGTGCGAAAAATTTAGGGGGCATTCTTACTATATTCCATCCGTCTCGGAAGTAATTGTATCTTCCATCTCTAGCATGACCCGTGACTTTGAAGGGCATAGAACCTATACTCATTCTATCACCTCGTAATCAACATCAATCACATTAGACGGGGCTTTCAGCGCCGCCATTCTCAATTCTATATCGTCTAACAATTCAGGGTGGTGCTTCAAAGTATCAACAAGTATGCCGCTTAAATTATTCATCTGCGCTTGCGCGAGAAGTAATTGGGAATCAACACCAATCTCCTTCTTCAATTGACCTACTAATTTGAGACTTGAGTTAGCCTGTCCTATGAGTCTTGTGGCGTCAGCAACGAAGTCGGAAGTAATGCCGCCATGTTGCTCCTTTCTCTCTTCTAACTCATCCAAGTAAGAGCGTATTCTTATTACAATATCTTCTGCTGAGTCGAGCGTGTTAATGGACTGCTCTCTTGCCTTCTCCAAGTGCTGTGCTTCTTCGGGGTCGAATTCAATGTGACTCTCCATGTGGGTCATCACCGTTCCTTCCGGCCAATTATGTTTGCTCTCTAAATAATCGGGGGAAGTTTCGTCAGCCATCACATCTTTTTCGTAATCCTTTCGCTTTTTATGGTCGCACATACCGCACCCACCATCAAGCACCCATCGGAGCACTTCAATAACGAAAGCATCATTCTCATTAGCAAGTCTTTGTTGTATCTCTAATCGTGTTTTCATTCTACTCCCCCTGTTCCTATTCTACAAAGCATACCCTTTCTACCACGCCTGTTGGTCTCCGGCTCGTATTCACTATACCATGACTGTCCTTCAAGGTTTTCTATGACCCACCGCTTAGCGCTTTGGTAATCACCTTGTGTAATCATGCGGGAAATCTCCTTCAACAATTGAGACTTAGGTAAGTCTTGCTTCCAAAAGGTAGAGCGTATCAATTCAAGGTCTGCATCCATTACTCGCCTTCGTTGTAGTAGAGACAGGTTAAGTATCTCTTCTAACTGCTCGTCCATAGTAATGAGTAAGGGTTGTCCGCCCTTGTAGGTAGGTTGCATCATGTGGTATCCAATCGCAAGCCTACGGAATAAGTCTGCCTCAAAGGAACGAACATCGGGGCGTTCAATCCACTCCCCAATGTCGTCATCGAATATAATCCCCGTAGGGGGGTTGGCTACCGCATACTCCATGCGGTTCTTTAACCATTGTTTTATCTCAAAAGCCATCGAAGCCAATTGCGTCCTTTCTTCTACGCTCATGTTAGACTGTTGGTGTTGGGCCTTCTTGTAGAGCAATTCCTTTTCGGGAGTCATCTCAATATCAATAATGAAGAATCTTCGGTCAAGGCCGGAGTCTAACTCAAACCTTGCGGGCTGTGTTCCTGCCCATACTGTGTAGCGGGTTGTGTATCGAACCCACCCATTGCGTAGCGCTTTTTGCACGCGCCCATTGTCTAGGGAAGTCAGCAATTGGTTTTTCATATCCATACTGTGGTCTTTTTTTGACGCATCAGACATACTGCTGAATTCCTCAAAGCCTAAGAATCCACCACACATCTCACGAGCAATAGGTCTGCCCGTCAGGTCTCCGAATTCATCCACAGAACCAAACATACCTGCTTCCGTTATAGAGTTAGCACCCATCATGGTTCTCATGCCCTGCCCTAACTCTTGGTTTTGGTTGTGAAGAAGGCCTGTGCCTTCGGCTAGGAATAGTAGAATCATAACCGACTTACCACTACCCTTAGCACCACGCAACATAATATGTATGCGCGTATCAGGTAATTGCGACATGGGTGTGTAGAACGGTATATTGCTGTGGCGTAGCGGGCAGTTATCAATAGTGAAGTCGTTTTCTTCATCCACCAACGGGCTGTCGGGGTCGAAGTCGCAACGACTACACTTGTTTAGCGCGTTGAATATGTGACTTCCTATACTGCATAGGAAAATCGGCAGTTTATCATCTACATCAACATAGTAATTTCGCCGTGCGAATTCTTTAACGCTTGTAAATATGTTCATGGCCTAAATTCCCCGTTGTCTGTGCTGTCTCCGAATAGGTCATCAGTATTAAAGCCATCGGCAGGTGGAATAATGTCGTTTATGTTTATCTGAGTCATTGTCTTCATCTCACTTAGTTTAAGCGACATTTCTTCAAGCGCTTCTTCATCGTGGTTTAGTCCGTATTTTAAGCGTAAGTGGTTAAGGAAGGTATCTGCAACATCACTATCCATGAAGTCTGTTCCTACACCACCCAACAATACTTCTGAAAAGCGCGGAGTATTTTCACAGAAGGTTGCGAATAAATCACACCATATCCACACATTAGGTTGGACTACGAAATCATCATGGGTATCAACCATTGTGTCTCCGTGCATTTTTTCTACCTCATCTGCTAAGCGCACGAAGTCGTATTCTACAATGTGTCCGTGTTCTACATCACCAAAGTCCTCAAATTCCCTGTGGAAAGTAAATAGGTTGCTAGTCAGGTAAGACATTCTATTGACGCCTACCTCATTGAGTAGCATTATTATATCCCTTACAATAGGGTAGGTGTAGAGCCAAACCATCGGGTTGGCGTTAGGTCTCATCGTAGGCTCTACGGGGTGTAGGTTTGGAATCCTCAGTATGAAGAATCTTTCACCCTTATTGTTGTAAGTTTCGTAGAGTCTGTATTCGGGCCAAAACGGGGCGGGAATATAATTGACCGCATTCACAGTCATTAGGTTAGAGTAAATCTTAGCAATGGGTTCTTGCTCTCCTATCAAAGCCCTACCTGCGAGTGCAGTAGCAAAGCCGTGCTCCTGTTGGTAATACACAATCAAGTGTGTGTTTTCCTTCTCCGGTTTTTCATCAGTCCAAACCATATCCACATTCATTCTACTTTCTATTACACTCATAGTAAATTCTCCTGTCTCTTCCATTCATCTCTCACAAATTTCGGGTGTGCCTTTATGTTCATAACCAAGTGGTCTTTTGTAAGAAGGTCTGCTATTTTGCTTTTTATTTCCTCGTCACTCAAAGGCGCATAAAGAGGAATCGTGCTACTCCTATTCCCGTATGCGTTGTAGTTTTCTTCCACACCTACACACTTGAACCACCTAGACTTCCTCAACACCTGCGCCACCTGATTCATCGAGTATGTCTTTCGTGTCCTTACGACTCTACCTGACGACTTGTAAATGGAAGTCCATTCGTTGAGAACATTGTGTATCTCTCGTGTATTCATTGCTCGCCCTTTTTCTTTCATTGCCGTGTATGCTCTATGTTGCATCGTGGCGTTGCCTCTACTAGCCATAAACCTCATACCACCTGTCCGCATATAATTCTTTTTAATTCACCCACACAAGCAGAAATAATAAATCGCACTACTGCGAGCCACCCCATCTATTTCTTCAATTTCTTCAATGGTATGTTAGAGACCTTCCCTTCCTTAAACCACTATTGAAATAATTGAGGAAATTAGAAAAGCGTTAGACTGCAAGCCGATAATTCTTTTTTCACTTGTTGGAATTAAGAAAATAATTGTTGAACCACGCCCTTTCCATAGCGTCTTGCTCTTTAGGTTTCATGTTAGTGGTATCTTTAAGCGGTATATTAGAGCGGAACATAGCATTCTCCATCTTGTTTATCTCATCAATGAAAGTGTCGAGAACATCATAGAATTTTTCTGCTTCCAAGCCGCTAATTTTACCCTTGAAAATAACGGGGTCTATTGGCTGAACAAACCCTGCTCCTGTATCATAACGAGCGCGAACCTTCACCTCTTTATCCATCTGAATAATCTCAATGTTGCGCTGTCCATCCATGTGTGTTAGGCGGTAGTATGCACCATCCGGCTTAATGAATACGCGCGTGTCTAAACCGCACCCTAACCTACCCTCACAGTAGCCCCTAATCTCTTCTAAGACCACCGCGTTGGCCTCTACCCATGTGGTAGCATCCTTACCTACTACTCCACCAATCACACCATTCAGAACCATGACTACCACGACCTCATTGTAGTGGGTAAAGTATTCTTCAAGAATCTCCTTCAATGGGTTAGCATTTACAATAGAAGAATACTCGTTGTAGTTTAACTCCGAGTCTAGCGACTTGAGAATCTTATGCACTACTTTGTGTTCATCTATGTGGTATTTTTCACCGTTATAGACAAGCCACACATCTGCTTTTTTAATTACCTTGTTTTGCCGTCCGCCCCTGCTCCAAGTAGAAGCCGACTCAACCTCAATCTTTGAAGTCTGTAATTCTAAGACCTTCACGCTTTCCATTCAGCCCACCACTCAGGGTTCTCCGTTTTATCTCCACGAACCCAAGCCGAATATGCCTTCATGGTCTTGTAGTAATCATCTCGTAGTGCAAAGGTGTATTTACTAGGTGCTTTCACACCGAACCACTTGTATGCTCTACGCAATATCTCTTCTGCTTCCATTTTTTCTTCTTCTTCCATCATATCTTCCTTCCTTCTATCCAATTTCTATACTCTTCATAGTTATCCATTTCGTAAATCTTCACGGCCTGTCTGCTACTATCCAAGTCTCTTACTTCGCTAACTGACTTCACTCCTTTAGCGCCACGCAATAACTGTGCTACCTTAATCGGGTTTGCTTGCACCGACCTTCGTGGTTTGTTTGCTAGTGCTTCTGCTATCTCTCCTGCCGACAATCCCGTGCGTCTCTCTTGCAAAATGTTGCCGACCTCACGGCGAGTTTGTATGTGCTTCTTGCCCCTCGCTCTCATATATCTCCCAACCGTTGCTCACACTTAAACCCTTCGCAGGCTCGCAGTCCTTCGATTTTTTTGCTCACAAATTTTTACTTTCACCTATATATATCACAGTAGAGGGAAGTCGTTTTCATCTCTCGGCGCTTCCTCATTTAGTGGTTCTAGTAGAGTCATCAGGCGCTCCACATATACGCTTGCGTCCATCAATTCTTCCTGTAAGTGGGTCAGCCACTCTTCAATAGACAGGTCTCCCCTCTCCATAGTCACGCCATACTTCTTCTTTCCTACTTCTGCTCGTGCCTGTATTTTAGCACATACTTTATCCTCTATTTTACTCATCTTTTTCACCTAGTATTTCTTCTATTTCTTTTATTAACTCTTCGTCATAAACACCGCTTAGAATATCCACTATTTTTTGCCCTCTATGTTCGCGCCTCTTTTTTTCGTTGTGTAGTTTTATTCTTTTGTGCTTACCAAAGTCGAGCCTCTTATTCCAATCTTCCTTAGTAGTCGCTCTCTCCCCATACTTCGCTTTACTGCCCTTTATGTTGCCTATTCGTGCTCGGTAGTCTCCATCAACGCCCCTCTTACTGCCCCATTTTGGACTCATCTCATCACCACCCAACGGCAACAATCACCGGAGCGAATACGAAGGTCGCTTAGTTTAGCATTACAATTCGGGCATCGTTCCATAATCTATCTCTCCAACAGCCGCAATACCTATCATTGGGCGCACCACATTGGAGACACTTCACTCTTCCTCATCTCCTTTGCTTTTCTTTAGGCGGTATAGTCCGGCATCATAATGCTTTTTTCTCGCCTTGAATTTCATATTGTATCTGTATTTTTCACCCTTATTCATTCTTCCACCTCGTTAATTTCTATGTTTTTTAGACCTGAAAAATTATGCTCATTCAAGGCCTGTAATACAAACCTTTCCTCTATCCAACCTGTGTGCTCATATCCACACTCGACACACTTCACATCAAGTATCAGTAAATCATGGGGTAGAGAGACACCGGAATAGTCGTGTGTCTCCAAATCAGCAATTCTTACAATCTCCCATCCCCAATAATCATGGTCGCATGGCTCGTCTGCACTCGCCTCGTAAGCCGCTTCCATCTCGTATTCACTACGCAAGTCCGCTTCTCTTTCTCTCCATTCATCATCTATACTCATAAAAAATCCCTCAATACTATTCTCTCTATACTTGCAAGTTTTTCATCAACGGGTGGGTGAGTCACATATTCAAATTTCAAAAACCCATCGAAGCATTTTTCACATTCCGGTAGCGTGCGGTAGAATTCATCACTCACATACTCGTTGGCTGTGGTGTCTCCACACTTACGAGTGCCGTCACCATACATTATGTGCTTCAAGTGGGGCTTCATTCTTTCGCCTCGTAATCCACATGGTCTTCCGGTAGTCGGTGTAGTCTTCTATCCGCCAAATTCTTAATCAGTTTAGCGGCGGAAGAAGCGCCCTGTTCAAACCTTTTTACAGCCACCTTATCACCTACCGGACACATCTGTTCTTTAACCTTAGAAATATCTATCTCGTCAAGTATGTGTTGGAATATCTCATACTCCACATGGGGAACAGTCCGCGCTCTCATCAATCTTACCATCCGTTGCTTGCTTTTATAGTTTTCTTTTCGACCACGCAAACAAGCGGTTAAAGTCGGTATGAAAGCCATACTGAGACTCAGTAGCCCCCATCACAGCCTTAGCAAAGCCTGTCTCTAACCACACACAGACCACATCAAACAGGTCGTCCGCGCTCATCTCAGTAGCGGCATAGTGTAAATCCCACAGCATCATGCCTGTGGCCTCACCCATCTCCCCTATCTGTTTATCCATCCTTTTTACGAGCGCTTCCATGCGCTCAAGAGTCATCTCTATATCATCAGTCATTGATAATATCAAAGTATTTTAACGGCTATAATCACCGCGAGAGCAAGTTTGGCCACGCTCGCCATGCTTCTGAAAAGAGCCATCGTTCCCATGCGGTCTAGCGACCACAATTCTACGCCATCCCATACATCACGAGCCATTTTTACCGCCCGCATCGTGAGGACTGTGCTTGAGTAGCAAGTCGTCAATAGTAGTCGAATCCCATTCTATAACGGTGAAAATTGTGCCGGACTGTAAATGCACTTCCAATGTCGCATCGGTTGTCTCCACTATACCGGACACATCACGGCGGTCAATCCATGCTACGCCTGTCGCTGTCCGTAGAGGCATCGTCCAATAGGAATACTTGCGCTCTCCTGTATGCACTATGTCTCCCATCAACGGACACCCCCTTCGTAGTCCTCTACTATCTTAGTGCAACGCTCCATCATGGCCTCGTGCCTGTCTGCTGTGCCGTGTCCTAAGTAGCCCATGCCCTTGTTCTCCGCAATCCATTTCTTACAGCGCTCATACAATTCGGTGCTTATCTTACCACCGAACCAACCATCATCTTCCGAAGTCATATCCTGCTCTCCTTGTATCCGCGTATAAACCCAATCACTCTAGCGTGAAATCGTAATTTGCTATTAAGGTAATAATACCTCTCACGCGCTCCCTGAATATGCTTTCCGCTTTTTCAATTGCGTTCAGCAAGTCCGTTCTCGCTGTCTCAGCATTCTCGTAAGCCTCTTGAGCCGCCTCTAGTGTTGGTAAAGAGTCTATCAATGCTTGACGCCCTTCCGCTACGCGGTCGCCTTTCCACTCCCACTTCCAATTACCTATTTTTTGAAGCCAATCTTCGCTTACTGTGTCGTCACTAAGGAAAGCCTTAGCATCATCAAGCATCTCTTGGGTAATCATCTCATTATCTTCTGTAAAGAAGTAGTGGGGGGCGTAATTGCTTTTTGCATTCCCCACGCCCCTTCTGAAATCTTGCGCGGTAGGTGCGTTCGCCACGCCCTCTTTGTATTCCCAACCGTATATCGTGCCTATATCGCTCGCATAGAAATTATGGTGCTCGTTGTCGGTCTCGTTGCACAGGCGCTCCTTGTATATGTCCTTGCAAACCTTGTTGCCCGCGAGACTTTTTATCAGGGCTATTTTTATCTGCTCCTTAGTCGGTTCTTCACTTTGCAATCTTGCTAGGCACTTTTCGGTCGCTTCGGTATTATGCTCAGCCGTGTATATGAAGCGTAGAACATTATTTATATTCGCTATACTTTCTTGGTTCGTGCTAAAGTGGTCTGCTTCTACCTTCCACTCGCTCTCCTTCCTTTGGAACAAGACCTCTAACAAATCGAAGTTAATCACTTGAGCGTTTGCTCTCTTGTTGTATTGTGCGTCAGAAGTGGTGTTAGGGTTTAGGTGCGTAGCCGCATAGGAATCCCATGACTGCCTCGTTGAATTGTTCGTGACGAATGCCGCGCCCATGCGCTCTAATGCCCGCACTCGGCCCGCGAATTTTAACACAAAGTCCGTATTCATTTGACCGTATCCACCTACTGTGTTTTCTACTGTGGCTATTAACTCGGCCATTTCCCAAAACCCTGACCTGTTTTGGTTGCCCGCCTTGCACAGCGTTCTCAAGGCATTGAAGTCACCACCTGAGACGGAAGTTATTTTTCTTATGTCCGTCCTTCGTGTTGAATGGTAGCCTTCCTTGTTGCCGTAGGTTAGGAGCATTGCCTTTGAAAGAGCCGACTGACCCTTTTCATCTCTAACACTCCACATACCCCACTCACTCTCGGTCTTGCTCGCCTTGACCTTGCGCATCCTTTCAGCCCACTCTTCGTCAGCGACAATCTCTTCCCAATTTTCGGGGTCATCCAAATCGCTACTATTTATAAGCCTGAAATATCTTGCATCAATCTCATTCGGCTTCATCCAAAAACCGGAGCAATCAACATCTTGGTATCGCACCCCAACGCTGTATTCTGTCGCCGTGTATTTTTCATCACTACCGTATTCTACGGGCTTCTCAATTATTCTTTTCAATATCATTTACTCTTCCCCCTTAGAAATCTCAAATGTCTCTTCCCAATCGTATTTACAAAATTCAATCCACTCTTCAAGAGTGAAGTGCTTATTCTCATCCCTATTGTTCTCTAGGTCTCCCTCTAGTGCGTCTAGTGAGCCTCGCATACTTTCTATCAGGGTTATAATTGGTAATTTCGCAGTCAATTGGCCCTCGTTCATATACATCGTGTATTGCGTTTTCATGGACTCCCAATGCTTGCGGTCGTAAATACTATACCACTTCGTGCCGTTAGTCTTTTTACCGTCTGTGCCTAGTATGTATGCCTTCCACAATTCTATTCCATTATCTTGGTATTGTTTGCTCTCAATAACTATTTTTTTGTTGTTGTGTCTGTTATAGTATATCTCACCCACAACCCACTCTTCTTTCTCGTTGCTCATATTTCTTCCACCTTTTCTATCGTTTATTAACTTTTTTTTTCGACCACGCAAGCATCATCTTGTCTTAATGCCGCCCCCGCGTCCTCTATTGTTATACTTCGTTAGGCACGGGTCACATAGCCATGCTACCATGCCGCTTGCATTACGCACCATCCTCAAAGGCACGCCTTGTGCTTCGCACACAGGGCAATTACCTAGTCTGAATAAAATGTCTTCACTCATTTTTTTTAGCCCCCCCATTGAATTAGTCTAGCATTTATCACCGTTATATTACAGGGGTCACAACATCGTCCTTCCTGTGCAATCGGGTCGGGGTTGTGTCCATAACCTACTATGGCCTCTCCACATATCACACACTCGTCACTCATGCTCTCAATCCTCAATCGTCTTGAACCACTCTTCTCGGTGGGGGTTCTTGGGCCACACTCCGGTTGCTCCACACGAGTAGCACCTAACACCGACCTCAGAAGGTTCGGGGTCAGGCGTCTCGCAGGTGCAAGTGTATGTCGTCATAACTCCACGAAATTCAAATTTTATTTTACCCGTCATATTATTCACCTCAAGGCATCCTCAATCTCTTGCATTTCATTTTCTATCTGCTCAAGAGTCTCGCCCCACTCCATCTCGGCATGGTGGCTACCCTCTATACCGTAGGGAAGGTCTATGTCTTGCATCGTGTAAAGCAAGGTCTCTACTCCTTCCTTAGCCGTCTCTAACTCAGCGTAGCGGTCAGCAAGCGCCCTAATGTCGTCAGCAAAAGTCATTCATACACCACCTCAAATTCAGAAAGCGCCACGCAATAACGGGGAACAACAAGCCCATGACCTAGCAAAAAGTCACGAATCGTTTTTCTACCTTCTTCGTCATGTTTGCTAACATCAATTAGTATGTATTCGCCCATCAGTAATCCCCCCAATCTTCTTCGTCTTCCGCGTCCTCGTCCTCTATCCCGAACAGGTCGTAAATGTCCTCTTCATCGTAGAACGGGTCGTCCTCAATCTCTAACCAATCGTCCTCATTGGGGTTGCCTTCTGTCTCAGGAATAATCCCCTGTCGGTATAACTCCTGCTTCTCTTCCTCGCTGTCTCTAATGGTCTTCCTACCGCGACACTCAGGGCATAGTCTAGCCCTTCCTGTCGGTGTGTAGAATTCATCACTACACGACAAACAATACTTCCATGTGCCTGTGTCCTCTTCGCTGTGTTCCATATTTATTGCTCCTATCCGTGCTACTTAAACCTTAGTAATCGCCCACGCAAGCACCACGCTCCGGTGCGAGCGTAGGGGAGATTGTATGAACCCACAACAGTCCTCAATGGGCGGGGTTCAGCCACTCCCCCACACCCGACTTTAGGAATGTGCGGCTGAGCCGCCCATCGAGCGTAGGTCGGGGTGAGGGTTCTAACCCCCACCCCGTTTGCGTTTTTTTAGGCCTATACTTTTTCAGGCCACCGTCCTTGCTACTGCGTCTGCCCATGCGCGTGTCTTAATGCGCTGTCCTGTGCCTACTATTGCACTCTCGGCCCTCTTCTCATTGACCTTACCATCCTTCGTGGTAATCCAATCGTGGTCTATGTAGTCGCTCACGACATTCATTGCCGCCCAAAGCGTGCCTTCCATGTCGCCGACCTTGTTCTGAGGCTCGTCCTCAAGTGCTATAACGCGGTTTAGTATGTTGTTGCCGCGTGTAGCAAGTCCGTGTGGGTTGTTCTTTGAAATCAATTCTTCGTTGGTCTGAATCGGCAGGTGCTCAAGGTAGAATTCTACCCTCTCGCCAATATCCATTTCTACTTCCATCATGTTCTGAGCGTCCTTAGCCCAATCGTCTAGCATGGTGTTAGTCATGTTAATGGCCTTCATCATTTCCTCAATCGCCTCATCCATGTTTGAGGTGTGGCGAATTGTGAAAATTCCGTTGCTTCTGCGTGCCTGACCCATTACCATGTTCAATTGGTTGCCGCAAGCCATCCTCATTGTTGAGGGAATCACGCGAATACCGCTTGACCCGTCATGGCTGTTCATTAGCGTCATGTAGCCCTGCACAGGCTCGTTGCCGTTAATCAGAATCTCGTCCGGTAGGGCAAGGTTGAACCATGCCTTTGCGCCGTTATCTATTACGCCTACTTTTAGCCACTCTAGGTTGCCTGTCTGTGTTAGTCTGTGGGCCAATTCTGCAACATCTTGGTGTTGCTTCACATGGTATGACTTGCCTACTACTCCTAGACACTCGTTGGTGTCGTCTCGGAATACTCCGCGCTGTCGTGCTGTTAGCATCTCACCGCGCTTATCGTAGAGCGGTTCAATAACCGCATCCCAAGTCAAGCCCGCATTCTTACAGACTTCTTCTGCTGTCTCTCCTAGCGCTTCATCCCCGAAGGAACCCCACGCCTCTTGTCTAATTCTGTTCGTCATTTTCTTCACTTCTCCTGTTCCGGCTCTTTGTTGTCGCCGTTATTTGCTCCATCGAACACCCGCATATAACTGTGTCGAAACGACCACGCAAGCACTCAGACCCACCCCTGCTCAATCGCAAACAACAGGTGGTGAGAGACCCATAGCCCTGAGTCCTCAATCTCGGTCGGGCATATCCATATCATGTCGTCATGCTCTTCCGAGAGCACGACCTTAGACACATCAAGCCCAACGAATTCAATGAAGTAGTATTGCTTATCCATCTCTTTGTCTATGTGGAATCCCAATTCTTTAGCGGGCATAGAAGCGGTGAGTCCTGTCTCTTCTTCTAACTCAATTATGGCGCATTCCATTGGTGTCTCTCCTTCCTCTAATTTGCCCCCTGCTAATTCGTAGAGGCCAATACAGGAAGTCTCCATAGGCGAGCGCCGGAGTAGGAGAATACGGCCCTCAGCATCACGCACAACGCACCCTGCCGCTTTCCTCACTAATCCCACCCCCTTGCTTTCAATTCCTTGTGTATCTCTCTTCCTCTTACGCGCGCGTGAGGGCTGACCCACTCAATGAGGTAGTTATCCTCATCTATGAGTCTGAGCACTAAGCACGCGGCTAATTCGCGCACTAGGTTCAATCTTTCTTCGGGCATCTCCGGTGTATGTGTATCTTCTACCATCTAGGCCTGTATTCGTGAATCGAGGACTTTCGAATGTCCATTTCGGACATTCGATTTTCCACAGAATTTTTGCCTCTATCTTTCTTCTACGCGCACGCGCGAGGCGGCGGTGCAACGGGCATCCCCCTATAAACCTGCCGCAAACCCCCCAAATTAGCCCAAAAACGGCATTTGTAGCCAACAAAAACGACCACGCAAGCCCAAAATCGCTAGAAGGGGTCATAGAGCCATTTGTTTGCAAAACAGGTCATTACCTACCTGCGACCCCCTCTCGTGGCTATATATACGCTTAGAGACCATTTGTAGCAAAGGCGATTTGTAGCAAGAGGATTTGTAGCGAACAGAAAAAAATTGTAGCGAAGAGATTTGTAGCCATGAAAATTTGTAGTGAAGAAATTTGTAGCCTTGAAAATTGTAGCCAACAAAATTTGTAGCCACCGGACGCGGGCGCGCGGGCGCGCTTCGCTACAAATTGGTGCTTGAGAGGGCGAATCGGAAGGTTTATTAACTACCCCTATGTCTCACAATTTGCCGCTCCTGTGGAGTGGTGTGCGTGACGGCGCGCGGGTATTGGTTGCTCGGAGACGGGTAGCCGTGTTGAGTCGGAGTCTAACGGGGAGACTCGGTAGTAGGGGAGTCGGGAGACGACCCGCGCTTAGGCAATCTAACCGAGAAGAAAGTAAGACAACGCACTTCCGAACGGGAGCGGTGATTTGAGTAGGACTTGAAAGGATTACACTCGGCTGAAAAAGGGAATAGAGCCTACTCAATGATTGAGGGCAGGTCTGCTTCGGCGGACTTCGGTAGCACCGCACGCAGGGAAGGACTGCGCCCACCTTACGAGGACGCCTACGAGCCTTCACCACTATATGATGCGTGATGCGCCGAGACACGGAAGTTAGAGGCTCGCGCCTTCGTCCGAGAACCAATATCCAAATTTAACGGTGAAAGAATCAAGCGCACTTCGCGCAGACTACTCTCATTGGGTTGCTCGTAATATCCGCTTGCTTTACTTTTCTAGCGGTTGTCGCGGGTGCATTTTCGTTGCACCCAACACATACGCCTGTGCTACCGCGTAGCATCATCATAACAGGCGCGGCCTGAATGAATCCGGTCAAGTCAATTACTTTCACGGGTGTAGGAATGTTCTCTTTTCGGAGCAAGCGCCGCATCTTGTTGAGTCGGTGGTTCTCGCAGGTCGTTTTATGGCTTCGGCCTTTTATCGCTCCACAGCATTCGTGCCTCTCTCGTCCTTCCGAGAATCGCCCGTTGCTTTTTCCGGTGCGTGCCTTGCTCTCGCCTGTGGCCTTGCCGCCCTTGCGACCTGCCGCTTGCTTTTGCTTGTCTGTGGCCTTGAATGTGCCGTCCTCATACCTGCGCATAATAGGGTCACGCGGGCATTTGCTTATGAACCTGTCGGTCATCGAAAGGTTTAAGTGCAAACGCCTCTCCCCTCAATTTGTAAGTCGGCGGGGAACTGAACACTCCCTGCCTTGAAGCCATCGAGAACGCATGAGTGCATACGAGCGCCCTTCGGGGAAGCGACATGACGCAAGGCCCAATGGCGGGTCGCGTGGAGACAACCAAATAGGGGGAATCTGCGAGCGAGTTAGGACTACCCTATCGGTGGCGAGGCAAAAGGGAGCGAAATAACGAAAGCCGTGAAGACGAACCGCACCTGCCTTGAGATGGGTTAGCGCCCATCTCTCGTAGGTTGCCCTCAACGGGGGTGAAGGTCGGGGTTGTTCAACCCGTCAGACTTGGTGCGAAAAGACCCGTCTCGGTCTCGCCCACCTTGCGGAAGGGTGGAGAACAGGAGCGAGGCGGGCAACCCATTACTAATAAAGGTAAAAGAACCGCGCAGAAATTGTAGCAAGGACAAAAAGTGCGTGGGGATTTGTAGCCATGAGAATGTAGGCCCGCCAATTTGTAGCGAGCGGCGGGAGACAGGGGGTTAATAAACCTTTTCTTTTAGGGGTAATTTGTAGCACACTCGGTGTGCCGCAAAACACCTACCCTGCATATCACACTAAGTGCATTTTCTACACCTACTTTCAAATTTGTAGCAAGTTTTTTTCACGCACCGGATAAAATTTGTAGCAAAGACTTTTTTGCGCGCGCAAAAATTTGTAGCAAAGGGCGAAAAACCGCCAAAACACTACAAATTTGTAGCAAAGAGGCCTTTTTCTCATATATAAACAAAATTGGCTACAAATTTGTAGCAAAGGGGGGAATAAGCCACCGACAGGTTCATATAGGCACACCCTGTCCGCTAAACATGGACTACCACAAGATAGAGCCGGAACAAAGCGAGCAAATGAAGAAATTGCAAGCGATAGAGGATGCGGGAGAGTGTGCGAGCCTGACTTGCATAGAACACTTCTGTATGGTATGCGCGCGTAAAGGAATTGTAGGGCGTATAGTAAAGGGATGGAGAATTTGCGAAGCAAGCAAACTCTACAAGGCGCAATTACACATTGTTGCCGACTGTGAAAACTGCGGTGAGATTATGCACTTCAATTGGATAGACCGAGACAAGATTGAGGGGGGGTATTAAATACTATGACTGAGTGCGAAGAGTGTGGAAAAAAGGCGACCGTGAAAACATGGAGCATGGGAGACGAGATTTACATTGAGGTTTGTTGCGTGTATTGCAACCTGACCGCCGCCTACGGTCTTTAGTTTTTTAGGGCGCAAAGAAATTTGTAGCAAACGCTTTTTCAACAGGGGGGATAACACACGCTACAAATTTGTAGCAAAGGGAAGAATGGAAGAGCGACAGGTTCATAAGGGCAAGCCTCTTCGGTCTAATCATGCTAACAAGGAAGCATTACCAAAAGATTGCCGCCGCTATTGCGGCAGTTGATGACCCACAAGAGAAAGCCACAGCATATATGACGGTGATAGATATGTGCCGAGAGTCGAACCCAAGATTTGACGAGGACAAGTTTTGGGATGCGTGCGACTTCCCTGACGGGTTCAGGATTGAGTGAGATGAGAGCGCCAACCTACGAAGAGTTTAAGGCCCACATTTGGCCCGCTTGGAGTGAGAAGGGGCAGACCGAGCACGAGTGCGAAGAGGCCTACCTGTGGTTCATTCGCGGGCGCAGGTCTGTGAGGTGGTAAGCGGGGGCGTTGCCCCCCTTCCCCTTTTTTCTATACTCCTGAAAAATTTGTAGCAAAGAGGGCGTGAGGCGGTTGTGCCGTAGGCTACAAATTTGTAGCGAAGAGAAGAATGCTTGACCGACAGGTTGATAAGGGGAGAGCGAGTGGAGTAAAATATGGCGACAGTCATTGAGGACGAACAACCGGAAGGAATTATAGAAGCGAAGATGGGCAAGCAGGATAGCCTGTGGGTAGATACCCCACGCGGTCTCCTGCACATATTCGTGCGTGGAGACGGCACATGGAAGATGACCGCATGGAACAGCGGCGGTAAGAATGCACCCAAGATTACTAAGAGGAAGAAGAAGGGGCGCACCTACTACCACCTAAGCCAAGTCTTGAACGAGTGATTACGCAACAAAGAGAAGGGGGGCGAAAGCCCCTCTTTTCTATACCCGTGAAAAATTTGTAGCGAAGAGCGTAAAGCAAAAACACCGACTGCTACAAATTTGTAGCATAGAGAGCGTAAAACGAGGGCGCGGTTGGCTACAAATTTCATACCGACACCCTTAAGTAGTCACCCCCCCTGCGACAAACATGGAGTTAGCAATACAATACGACATAGAAGCGACAGCAATGAACCGCGTTGAAGAGGGAGCAATGGAGAGCGAAGCAGATTTCTTCACGGGGGCAATGGCTATGTATTTGGCTCTCAAGCCGAAGAGTGAGGAAGATGGGTCGTGGTGTCCGCCTTCTTGGATATTCACTCTCATGGCGGGAGATAGTATAGTCGAGAAAGTAAGGGAAGAAGACGAGGCCGCAATGGAAGCAGACAGGCAGATGGAGAGGGCCGAGATTGCGGCTGAGAACGCTTACGATGCACAGCGCGAGATTAGCGCTGAGATGTGCTATGACGACAGGTATGACGATTACTACTGATTGAGCGGGCGGGAAGGCATCATCCCGCCCCTCTTTCTATCGCTGGGATAAATTTGTAGCAAAGGGGGAATGAAACGCGCGGACATGAGGCTACAAATTTGTAGCGTGCTGAGCGTGTGTGAGAAGAATGGTCGGTTGGCTACAAATATCCTATCGGTGGGTTTAATAGGGGAAGCGTCTAGGGCGGTATATGTCTAACAGACGGGGAAACCGGAAGCACAACCGCGACAGGTTTGAGGGCGCACGCCTAAGCGACTCGGAGCGAGTCGAGTGCGCTAATCTCATGGATAGCATACGAGCGCGCAAGCCTCAGCAATTCCGTGCAGGGCGAGACCTATTGGTTGTGTTGAAGGATACAGGAAAAGTAAGAGAAGTGGAAGGAAGCAGGGGCGATATGATTTGCTGTATAGTGCGCGGCGGTGTCGAGCACACTTGGATGATGCGAATGAAGTCTCAAGTCATGGGCAAGAGTGCGAAGGGATGCAAGCAAAAATTGCGAGTGGATAAAATTCTTTGGGCGTGAAACAAATACCCCTCTTGATTTGTAGCGAAGATTTCTTTAGCGCCTACAAAAATTTGTAGCGAACACACATGGGGAAGGTGAATGCGCACGGGCTACAAATTTGTAGCCAACACACCGCAGAAATACAGCGCGGCTTTGCTACAAATTCGCAATCGAAAGGTTTAATACCCCACCCCCCTTCCCCTAAATTGTAGGTCGTTGCCGACCTATGTTCCCCTACGGGGGGGCGGGTGCTCATTGGAGTCAGGTGGCGTTGAAACGCATCATAAGCCCGTGCAATGCTCGCAGAAGATTCGCGGGGTTGGAAACACGGGGGGATGGTCTGCCTTACGACTCTTGTTGAACGGGGTTCTCTTCTAGCGAAGTCGCGCTTGCGCGGCCTCTCCTACGGAGATTAAATACGCGGCGGTGTCGCCCCAATTATTCGGGAGTCGAGGGCAGGTATCGAGGGTGTGTAGTGTTAGGAAGAAAGGAGTTCGCAGGTGAAACACCATAAGTCTGAATATGTAATTCGCGCGCGTGGCTTGGCTTCAATAGTATGGAAAGCGGGGGTCGCGCGCCCCTGTCCTCTCGCAAAGAGGCCACCGCTCGGCAGGGCGGCCCAACATAGTCGGCACGGCTTACACCTTTAGTTTTATCGCTATAAAATTTGTAGCGAATTAAGTTCGTTGTTTTTCTCGCGCGCTGAAAGAATAAAACGCATGACTGCTCCAAATTTGTAGCAATTCTTTATTTCCTTCTATTATGTTTTAGAGTAATGCCCTTTCTATAACTACTATTGAAAGAATAGAATAAATACAAATTTGTAGCGCAGTAGCCCGAATAATTCTTTTTCCTCTTTTCAGAATTATTGAAAGAATTACTACAAATTTGTAGCCAACCGTCTGTTGTGGGCCTTCGCGCGCGTCACCCGTGACGCCCTTTGCTACAAATTTCACATCGGCAGGTTCATAAGGGGAGACCCACTCGGTTGAACATGGACAAAAAGCAGAAGCGCTACATTGAGCGCATTGTTATGGCGGGCCTAAGAATGATTGGCGAGAACGATGAGGGAGAGCCGTTGGAGACCTTCGGCGACCTCTTCAAAGAGCATGACGCGGTGATGGCTCTTCTCGGTCTTGACGAAGAGTCAAACCTTGTTTTCGGTGAGGAAGCAATACTGAAAGACCCGCAATGAGGGGGGGCGCGCACCCGCTTATAATGTTTTCTTTACCCCGTAAAAATTTGTAGCAAAGAGCACTTCTTTCTTTGTGCGCACCGCACACGCGGGCCGTTGCCTACAAATTTGTAGCGAAGAGCGCTTAACCCCTACGCCCTTGCGCCTTACTGTATCAGACTACAAATTTGTAGTGAATGGTGCGTCTGTTGCGCCCCCGCGCGTGCGTCACGGGTGACTTCGCTACAAATAAAACCTTATAAGGGGATACCCACTCGGATAGAATAAGGAGCGAAAAAATATGTATGTATATGGCTTAGGAGACGAACAAGAACGACATAATATGTGGGATGACGAGGATTTGTGGAAGGAATGCCCCGATTGCGGCGCATTTAACTTCGTGGAATACTGCGGCGGGGCTGACTGCCTGACCTGTGGTAAGCAGTATTGAGACGGATGGGGGGCAACCCCCTTCCCTCTTTCTTCACATCGGTAGGTTTATAGGCAGACGCCTACTCGGTTAGAATGGTGGTAGCCACTCCGCCTGTTAGCGCAGGTAGCAAGGTGAGTGCGGTTCGCGCGGACTGCGGGTGCAAATCCCGATACCGCCACACTTTTCTTTACCCCTAAGAAATTTGTAGCGAAGCGACCGTCTGTTGTGCGCGCGCAAAAGCGTCACCCGTGACGGCTACAAATTTGTAGCCAACCCCACCACAGCCCGCCGCCCGCGCGGTAAAACCCCCCGCTTGGCTACAAATAAAAGATTATAAGGGGAGACCTGCTCGGTTGAGCATGGACGAACCACGCCCATGCGTAAGAGACATGATGAATGCGACAGGAATGAGTAGAGAGGAAGCAGAAAGGGAGTATGAGGCAATGCTTTACGCAAAATACTGCCCGCGTTGAGCGGACTTGTCTTGCGCTTATAGTCTTTTTCATACCCCATAGAAATTTGTAGCCAAGCGAACCACCTTCTCGCGCGCGGCACGCCCGCACCGATATAACCTACAAATTTGTAGCGTATCGAGAAGCAAACAAGCGCGCGTATTCTTCTTACGGTGTATTGACTACAAATTTGTAGTCTGCCGTGTTTGCGTGCGCGCGTCACGCGCGTTTAAGGTTTGCTTCGCTACAAATATCTATGTCGGCAGGTTTATAACCCCTAACCCCCTCGTCTAATCATGGAAGAGAAGTGGGAAGTCGAGGAAATGTATTACGACAAGCAATACGAGCAATGGCGCGTTGTTCTACGCAACACAGACACAGACGAGACCCGATGGGGCTATGTCGAGTGAGCGGAGCGCGTTTGCGCTTATAATCTTTTCTTTAGCGCTGATAAATTTGTAGCCAAGCGTCTTTCTTTCTTTTTCCCGCGCGCGTCCAGACCACACACCCTACAAATTTGTAGCCTGTCGAGCGTTAAGACAACGCGCGCTTTTTGTGTAAAGGTTAATAGACTACAAATTTGTAGCGAAGTTAGGTTAAACAAAGGCGCGCGCCCTTAACCCTTATACTCTTTGCTACAAATTTTACTGCGCGTGGGTCTCCCCTTCCTTCCTATTTATCCGTGTAGGTGTAAGGATATAAACCTTACGGTTAAAGAAATTTGTAGCCAAGAGGGGTTAAACAAAACGCGCGCGTGCGGGGTAAGGGGGGTTGGGCTACAAATTTGTAGCGTATCGAACCCCCTTCAGAAAAAAGAGTGTAAAGGGAACGCGCCCTTAGTAGGCTACGAATTTGTAGCGTAGGGGGCTACCCCCTTACGCGCGTAAAACAAAAACAAAGGGGGCTACAAATTTGTAGCCAAGATACCTACAACAAAACAACCGCGCGAAACACAAACGCGCTACGCTACAAATTTGTCGCTTGTTGTAGTAGAAAAAATAAATCGCTTCGCTACAAATACGCAACCGATAGGACTATAAGGGCGGGCCTACTCGCTCTAATCATGCTATACCTAAGCATGGAAGAAGCCGAAGAAATGTATGACGACATGATAGACGAATGCTACGGTGAGGTGAATGTTGGAGTGACCTTCAACGCCTCGCGCGTATTGAGGGAGTTAGACCCGATTGCCTACCGATGCGGGTTCAACGACTACATGGACAGCCTGTTTGAAGACGGCTACACCCTAACCGACTGATTACGACACGCGCCCGTGTGCGCTTGGACTTTTAAGGATTTCCACATAAGGCGCTTTTTAGAGCGAGCGCGGGAGATTTGTAGCAAGACGCTTTTTAGGCCTCGCGGGAATTTGTAGCAAAGGCGGTTTTTAAGCCCCCCGAAAATTTGTAGCCAACAGAAAATTTGGTGCTTCGCTACAAATTTGTAGCGAAGATATTGAAAAATCGTAAGTCCTGAATTGAACCTAGAATTGGCTACAAATTTGTAGCAAACCACGATTGCCGAAATTCAAAATCTTGGCTACAAATAGTCAAGGATTACCGGATTCCGGAAATCTGATGCACAGGCTCGCAGTATAGCGATTCTGAGCAATTCTGAAAATCCGAATCGAAAAACCCCTAAATTTCGCAAATTTAGCAGGGTCGCCGCCCGCAAAAGTGCGCCAAAAGTGAATTATTCTTGGTAGAAACTCGGAAAAATTGAGACCATTACCGGAATTCGGACAGGCTCGCAGT